CCGCGTACGCGCATTACGTACCGCGTCCCGCGCCCTGGCGTGGTATAATGCGGACATGCCCAAGTTGACGTCCGACTACCCGACTCCGCTTAACATCCTGGTCACGCCTGCCATGAAGCAAACATTGATCGCCGTGTCCTTCCACCAGGGGCGCCGGGGCGCGTTCGGCGCGGCTGCCCGGGACATGATCCAGGCAGGGATTGACAAGTACCTGGCAAGCCTGGGACCTGCTGACCGTAAGCGCTTCGATGAAGTGATGCAGAACGTAAAAATATCCAGCCAGTACAAGCAGGATCTAAAATAACTCCCGCCGCGTGTCGGAACGCGGCGGGTTATGTTAAAACACTTGAAACGGGGGGTTATTTCATGGGGTTGCCTCCTCATCCATCCCAGAACGGGGGATTTAATTCAGGCTCGCCAATGCCAAGGCTGCTTAACTTGTGCTGCATTTCCAGGAGTTGCAGCTTCTTGAGTTCAATCTCCAGGTCTTGCAGTAGTACCGCGTTGTTTTCCTTGGCGATTCTAGCCTGCTCCTGCTGTATCTTTAACTTGCCCTGTTCAATCTTTACTTTTTCCAGGGTGATGTTATCAAGCGCCTTACGTAACCGGCGCGGGGCGCCCATCATCCCGGCAAGCCCGGAGAGTATCCCGGACATTGCAGCATAAGGCGAACGGTAGGATCGACGGCGGCGGGACATGAGTCTATTATACCTCCGCCTCGACTTTGGCAATGACGGCGCGGGCACGTTGCAAAATATCCCATGCCTCGCCCGGCCTGTCTGGTTGGGGGTAAATGTTCGGGGCGGCAATTTTAACAAGAGATTTTAGCGCGTCAAACACGGCGGGGGCCTCGGCTATAAAGCGCGCGTTGGCTTCGGCTTCAACTGGCCATTCTTTGGCGTTGCCCATTGTGCAAATGATGCAGGGCGCGGCGTCTGCAATGACTCCCGTCTCGCCCTTCTTGCCGATGTTGTTGTGAACCTTCCAAGGTCCGGGGGTGTGTTTGGTCGCCATGGTTACGCCTCGCTCTTGGGTGCGATCTTGCCGTTGGCGAAAAACAGGTACCCATTGGAGTCGCACGTCTCCCCAAATTGATCGTCGGAGTATTGCCCTTCACAATCCACCTGGGAGGCGTGTAACCAGGTCTTAAATGCTGCCTGCATGAGTTCCGGGAGGTCGGTCACTCCACGGCGGAACGCGGCGCGGAGTCCGTCTATCGCGTCCTCGTCTCCACAGTACCCGGTCAATACGCACTCACCATCCCCCCTACCCGTGCGCCGGTTATAGGATCCTAACTTGGAGATGGCGCCGCGAATCTCCTGCTTGGTAAGGTCTGGCATGTCGAAGGTTGCGAATGAGGGGGAGCAGTTGAACCAGTCTATCTCATAGTTCACCAACTTCCCGCCGAAATGCTGCGCCAGTTTTGCCAGAGACATCAGGGCGTCTTTACTCCAGGAATAGCCCCAGATGGACTGATGATCCTGCTTGGCGCGCGCCTTGCCCTTCTCGTCTAATTCACTGAAGGGGTAAACTGTCAGGGTGATGGTTTTCATTTTGACTCCTTATGGTCGCAGTCGCACGCCTCCGAAAAGTAGAGGGGGTGGTAAGTTCCGCCGATGTTGTCGTCTTGCCATGGATCGCCGGGGCGGATGTTTTTGCCGCGTGCCACAATGACCGCGGCGGGGGGGAGGGCGTCAAAAAATTCTCCATGGACATGCCAACAAGCGGAGGCAATATGACGTTGCACTCCCTTGTTGTTTACATGCCCCAGGCGCCCACCAGGACCGCGGGAGTTGTTGACTGTGAGCGTGAAGCGGATGTTCTTACCGCACGGGGTCACGGATCGAAAACGGACATTCCCGCCGAAGTTTTGATTAACCCTCTCCAGGGCGGACTCCAAGTCTTGCACTGTAACATTTTTAACTAGCATTCTATGCTCCTTGTTTACGGGGCAGGCGGTATTCCTGCCGTCCGGCTTGCCCCAGACCTTACCGGGTCCGGGGCAATATCGGAGGGGCGGGAGGTTAGCGCGCCCAGTAGGTCACGCCGTCAAATTCGGCAGATGTGTAATCCTGCTGCAAGTCCTCGGCGACTCCTTCCCAATTGATATTACCGGCGATATATTCCGGGAGGTCGCGCGGCAATGCACCAAGGTCGCTTACAAGGTCCTTGCAGTAGTCAATCCAGGCGGACTCCCGGATGAGGGTTACGCCGTGGCGCCAGTCGTCGCAGTACCCTTCCAGGTCATCCCGGAGGGATAGCAGTACCTTTAATTCCTGCCCGTCGTCGGAGTCGTCCCATTCTCCCCACTTTTCCGCCTGTTCATCGGTCCAGTTCTTAATGATCGCCGGCTGATTCTGGGGGGCCTCCGTGTTCAGATAATCCGGGAGGTCGTTTTCAGATTGAAAATCATCCCGGGCGGATTCGAGGTCGTTAATACGTTCCTCTATATCCCGGGAGTCGATATAGTCGTCATTGTTGGAGGGGGGATTCTTAATCATGGTATGCTCCTTGTGTATCAGATTCGGCACGTACAGCGGCCACCATATCGCCTTACCATATCGCAGAATGCGAAAACATCGGTTAGCGAATCGGTGAAGTAATCCCCGCTTACTTCATAGGCATAATTCGGATCGTGGTACCAGTAACTTATACAATATTTCATAGCAGGCTCCTTAATAATCCGCCAGTTCTTGCAGGTCGCCATCGGTTAATCCAAGCCTGACGGCTGCCTGATCCGACTCTTGACATCCCTTTATTATCCTAGGGATGTCGTTACCCTTGCAACCCTCTAAAATTTCCCACTCCTCGAAGCGCGCTATCATAGCGTCGGACGCGAAACATGCCGCCGCGCCTCGGAGGTCGCAACCCTTCCCGGTCTCCATGTCGTGCCTGCTCCCCCAGAAGTCAAAAGTATAAGACCGTCTTCCAACCTTTGATTTTCTTCCCGTCTTGATTGTTACTTCATAGCAACGGCCGGACGGCTCCCAAGGCGCCTTTTTATTCCCCCTTACATAATCCAGTTTAACGGCATGTCCAGATTTTAGCGGTATGTCCATTCTATGCTCCTTCCCGACTCATGTCGGTAATAGTGAGATGGGCACATCCCATCTCTAGCCCGGGTACGTCCAGGGAGACGCGCCCAGGATAGGGACGGGAGGGGTTATGAGATTAAGCAGGAAAACTCCTCGGGTCCCATGTTCTGCGCTTCAGGCATGGCTGCGAACCGGTTAAACTCCCGTGCGACCGTGCGGACTCTCATTCCCTTAAACCGGCGCAGATCATCCGGGGTGCCAACGATGGTTGTACCCGACTCGGTTACAACGAAGTGGAACGGGTAAAAATACCACCTGCTGCCCATGTCGCCAGAATGCTCCCAGGCGGACTCTATGTCCGTGAATGCGTCCTCATGGTAGGGCGTCTCGGTTTTATAATCGCCGTCAAATGACATGCAGATTAATTTGTACTTCGGGGTCATGGTGTGCTCCTTTCAAATTCGATTGTCCAGGGAATGCAGGGGGTATGATTGTCATCCGCCAATTTGTAAAATGTCTCCAGGCTGTAAATATTCTGGAATGCCGCGCCGGTCCTGCCGTCCTTAACCATCAGGTCCCGGGCGTCCTGTTCACTGGTTGCAATGACCTGATAAACTCCCTGTACATCTTGGGAATGATAAACGAAAGTAAACAGGACAGGCGCCGGGGGATTATCGCAGGCTTGGCAGTATTTGACGCCGTGCGCACGCCCAAATTCAGGGAGGGGGTTCCCGCAGATTGTACATTTTTCATTCATGGTATGCTCCTTATGATGTATTATCTCATGGCTGATATATAGTGGGGGAGGATGAAAGTCACCCTTCCTAATATGACATTTGTCACTATTTGCCGGGGTCGAACCACCCCAGGCACAGCCCCATGGCAAGGACCGCAGCCACCAGGACAAGGGAGGGCAGGACTCCCGGGTTGCAGATGATCGTAATTGTCAAGGTATGCTCCTTTTAGAGCGGCGGAAATTCCCGGGCGTCAAGGCACTTAAACTCTGTGCGCGAGTTCTCGGCGCGGATGGTCAGGATCTGGACGCTGGGATTAAACTCAAGGGCAAGGATGCCGTAACCGCATGTAGCCATAACCTTGCACCAGTCAAAGAACGGGTGAGTAGTGATGGTTTTCGATCCCTTTCCATAGCCGCCGGGGTGACATGTGGTTTTTAGGTACATTGGGATGCAAGTCTCGAAAGGCTCTTCTGTGCGTGCGCGGGCACTTGCCTTATAAACCTTCTCAAGGTCAGTTGTGGTGATGGTGATTTGCCCGTCCTTCACAGTGAGACGCGCATGATTCAGGATTGGCAGGGGTGAGCCTTTTGTAATCTTGACTTCCTTTACTGCCCGAAATAGGTTTTCGGCTAAAACGGCATTGGGTGTGCTCATTCTATGCTCCTTTACGATTGTAGATTGACATTGCACAAATTGCCTGGGTTATACGTGATTTTATCCTGATATGCCTTACACCTCCCGAACATCATCCCAAATAAGCCCGTTCATGTCATATAAGCGGACCTTACCAATGCGGGCGGTATCATAGACGGCAGAATGGAATGTATCAGGGTCTGACCCTTCGAAAGTGATGATAAGGTCGTTGCCTTTGAATTGATATTCCATCTCGCATTCCTTCAGCCATTTTTCAACGTCTGATTTTAAGCACTTGGGATTCGCCCATCCATTCCAGTGACTGCCGTCTGTGAACCCGCGGACGCGTTCTTTATCCCCATCAATGCAGAAGTATGACATTGCCAGCGGTTTACGTTCACTCCATGCTACCATTTTATGCTCCTTATGTTAGATTCGGCTTATGCCGTCCAGTTCAGCCATTAACTGATTAATGGCTGATAGCATGGCACAAGACTAGGGATTGACGGGTTCAGTCGTTTCCGTTACCTTTACAATCTTGCACAAGGCGGCCTGTTCTTTCCAGTATGCTGCGTTTCCACGATCTGAGCATTCGCCGAATCTCGCGACGGCTTGCTGTGCTTCTGGCAGTGTGTCGAAATTCATGTTGGCGAATGTGCTGGGTGTAATTACACGGTAGTAAACTTTTGCATTCATTGTATGCTCCTTTATAGTCCTATGAATGTGAATGCCCAATTGACAAGCAGATAAGCGCCAATTGCAAGCAGGATAAAAAAGATTGTGTTTAGAGTGGAAAGCGTTTTGTTCATTGGTTGCTCCTTGAATGCCTGTATTATACTTTCACTAGTACATATAAGCCACTTTTACAAGGTCTGAATGTGATACCAATATATGCCTTCTACCTGGACGCCGGCACTGTACACATGTTCTAAGTATGCGCCTGGCTGATCTGATTTGTCATAGTGTAATGTGACATTAGGCGCCCATGTATGCACATTGTAAGAAGGGCTGCTATATGCGCATTCTTGTCAATGTTTATTGTAATGAATTTTATATGACAAATGTCACACGCGCACGCAGAACAAATGTTCTTCCGAAACGAATTTTCGCTAATGCACTACCCCTCTCGCAAAATTTGCCTAAAAATGGGTCTTATGTCTATTCCTAATAGGAATAATAGTGATACAATGTGCAGGAACAGGAGAATAATCCCATGAATGTCATTTTGAAACATTTGAGGCAAGTCGAGGAGGGGATGTCCCTGCTCGATCAGAACGAAGTAACCGAAGTCCTGCGGTTGTTAAGAGCGTGCAGGAGTTTAGGCGGGACGGCCTACATCTTTGGAAATGGGGGGAGCGCGGCGACGTCCAGCCACTTTGCGAACGACCTGGTGAAGATGGGCAGGTTGAGGGCGCACTGCTTGAGTGACCAGGTGCCCGTAATGACCGCGTACGGGAATGATGAGGGGTGGGGGAACATGTATGCCAACATGCTGCGAAAGTATTTCAACCCGGAGAAGGATGTGGCGGTTGGGATCTCGTGCAGCGGGAGCAGTGAGAATGTGATATGGGCACTGAAAGATGTGATCGAGTCGGGTGGGTCTGCGGCTGGGCTGACCGGGATTGACAACGATTCCGGTATTCACCTGGTAGGCGACATAAGGTTGGTCCATGCGAGGGTGCCGGACATACGGGTGCAGGAGGATATACACAGCATGGTGTGTCACGCACTGGCGCGTGGGATGCAGGAGGGGGAATGAACAGAAAAGAATGGAAAGAGGTACGAGAAAAACTAACCGAAGGAAAGATTCGGGAGATGTATGAGGCGCAGGACAAAATAATGTGCGCTTATTGTGGTCACACAAACAAAAAGAGCGACAAGGCGGGAGTAATAAATCACACCTTAACCTGCGACAAGCGCCCGGAGAAGAAACTGCTTGCCGAAGCATTCAAGGTGGAGGATCGTTTGTTCGGTTGGCTCAAACACGTAACCGGCATTTCAGCGGACAGCGCAGAGCATTACTGGCCCACGCAGTGCAAAACGTGCGCGGAGATTAAAGTAGCACTTGATCGGTACGATGAAAAAGAGGATAAATGATGTGGCGAAATGTCGGGCACTCAAAAAGAACTGCAAATGCGGGTGGCGCGTCGGGTTGGGGAAACGGCAGGAGAATTGTCCTGTATGCGGGACTGACCTGCATTGTGGGCATGATCCTGTACCTGGCTACGCTTATTGCTCGTATCATGGCGCCCCTGCGCCGGATCGAAATTTCTACGGCAAGGGCACGATGAAGAACGGGTCAGCCAGCCAGTTCCCGCTGATGAGACTGGCATCCAAGTACAACCAGATGCTCCGTGATGGGCGGGTATTGAGCAACCGTCAGTCGCTCGAGATCGTGCGGATGCGTATTCAGCAGTTGGCAGACCGCATCGACATAGATGAGGCGCCAGACCGGGTGGCGAAACTTTATACACTGTGGCAGGAGTACGAGGCGCTGCGGGGTGCCAATCGGGATGGGGAAGCGAAACTCAAGGAAAAAGAGATCGATGACGAGTTCGAGAAGGTGTACCACGACTACGCCGCCTGGAAGCAGATGTTCGACGCGCTTGACCTGGACAGGAAGATGGTCGAGAGCGAAGTCAAGATACTGAAAGAGATCAGAGCCATCATCACTGTCGAGGACGCCTATGAACTGTCCGCCAAACTCCTTGCCGCCGTTATGCGTGTCGAGGATGACCCCAAGAAAATGAAACAGGTGCAGTATGAGTTCACACGAATCATCGGAGAGTCTGGTGACAACGCTTCAGCGGGATATGGGGAGGATGATCGGGGAAGCAGCGGAGAAGAAATTATCGAGCCAGGATCCGGTACGGTGGATAGAGAGGAATTTTTATATCCCGGAGACCAAGAACGATCCGAAATTGAAGGGCAGGATCGGTCTGGAGGATTACCAGAGGGACGCATTGAGGGAGGCGTTATCGAGGGATGAAAATGGAAATTTCAAGTATTCCATCATCGTCTGGTCCGACATCAAGAAAAGTTACAAAAGCACCATCTGCGCGGCAGTCAACCTTTACCGCGCCATCCACACGGAATTTGGTGAGTATTATATTATTGCAAATGATCTAAAACAGGCGAACTCGCGCGTTGCGCAGTATTTGCGCCGCGCAATTCTACTCAGCCCGGAACTAAGAAAAAAATGCAAGATGGCGGGGTATCGTATCGAAGTGCCGTCAGGCTCCTACATCGAGGCGATTCCCATTGATCCTTCTGGTGAGGCCGGAACCAACGCGGATCAGATTTCTTTCAGCGAGTTATGGGGCGCATACGAGGACGCAAAGCAGAACATGTGGGCGGAAATGACAATACCCCCAGGAAAGCACGGGCAGGCATTTCGCTGGGTGGAGTCTTATGCGGGATTTGTAGGGGAAAGCCAATTGCTATATTCCCTATACGAATTAGGGGTTAAGCAGGGAGAGATGTTGTGGCCCGACCGTCTCTATCACACAAACTTTGGCGACCCCTCTCCTCTGGAACTTTATGTCAATCGTCCTGCTCGCATGTTGTGCTTGTGGAATACAGTGCCGCGCTGCTCGGCGCAAAGCAAGGAATACTACGATTCTGAAAGAACAATCTTAACTCCCATCCAGTTTGACAGGATGCACAGAAACCAATGGGTTACGTCAACAGAAACCTTCGTCCCGATGGCTTGGTTTTACGCGTGCAAAAGAGCAAATGAGGAGTGGCCCGAATTTGATAAAAAGAATCAGGCAATGATAATTGGGCTAGACGCCGGAGTCTCTGATGATAACTTCGGTATGTACATGGGTTGCCGTCACCCAACGCGCCCGGAAGAAGTCCTTACCGAATATGTTAGAAGGTGGGCTCCTCCAAAGAACGGAAAAATAGATTTTCAGGGAACCGAAGAACATCCCGGCCCCGAAAGAGAATTGCGAAGATTGATAAAAGAATATAACGTGATCGAGGTGGCTTATGACCCACACGAAATGCACGACTTCACCAACCGCCTGCGGAAAGAAGGGCTGGCGTGGTTTAGACCGTTTATCCAAGGTGACGACCGGTTGATTGCTGACAGCGGCATAAGGAATCTAATTCGCGACAGAAAACTATGGTACAGAGGCGAGAAAGATTTCGAGGAGCATGTGCAAAACGCGGACGCAAAGGTGGATCCAGAGGATCGGAAAATTCGCATCGTCAAGAGGGCGGAACAACTCAAAATTGACATCCTCATTTCGGCATCAATGGCTTGTCACGAACTCTCCCGCCTAAATCTATAGATGGTATAATAAGAACACCCGCGACGTTGAGGCGTCCGGGTGTTTGACCAAAACCCTGTTGGAGGTTCTGATGAAAAATATTGTAGCACAGAAAACGTGTTCGTTGTGCAAGAAAGAAAAAGAGACGCGATATTTCAATAAAGACAAAAGCAGGGCGGATGGGTTGTCTTATGTGTGCCGAGCATGTTCCCAAAAAAGGTCTAATCTTTATTACAAGAATCACATAGAAGAACGACTTGCGAAATATAAAAAATATAGGGAGGACAATAAGGAGCGTTTACGCGTCAGGGCGAAAGAGTTGTACTTTTCCGACCCGAAAAGATTTAATGGATATGTCAAAAAATGGACGAATAAAAACATAGACCATGTAAAAACAAAGCAAAAAGAATGGCGCGAAAACAACGTGGAAAGAATAAAGAAAACCGTAAGAGAGTGGGCGGATGCGAATAAAGACAGGCGTGCATTGTCTGCCGAAAAACGCAGGGCATTAAAACATGCTGATGGCGGAATAGTAACAGCGCGGGAATGGAAAGACCTGAAAACGAAATACGGCAATAAATGTTTGCGCTGCGGAAGGGATGATGTAAAACTAACGATGGATCATGCGACTCCGTTGTCCGCTGGCGGAAAACACGTAATCGAAAACATCCAGCCCCTCTGCGGTTCGTGTAATAGCATCAAGCATACACAGACAATAGATTATCGCCCCTTCTGACAGACGGGGCTTTTTTGTAGTACAATCCAAAGAAATGAGGCCTAATGAAAAAATCGAATTTCAAACCACGCACCACCATCCGTATTGAAGCACCACTGGCAGGCAAGGGAAAAGATGGGAAGCCGACCTTGCTATGCCCGTTCTGTCATCCGACCCATCCGATCATCCCGGGCAAGGTTTCGTTGTGCGGCACCAACCTGGAGATGCGCGCAACCCAGACCGTGTTCCGGGCAAGGTTCATCAAGAACATGGTGTGTGCCAAATGCGGTCAGGGTGGCGGAGACATGGTGCATTTTCAGAACGCCTTTATCCACGTACATGACTGCACCCCGGGCGTGGCAACTTTCACAGAACCCCCAAGTATGACGTGGTTCGCCCGTAGTGTGTATTGGCTTCCGAATGGTTTCAAGAAACATATCGAGAAACGCACAGGCAGGGCGGTTCCAGTGGATGAAGTCAAACCGGACGGCACGCGCACCGGCAAAGTTTTAGGATACTTCTTTAACAGATAGGAAGGCGCACAATGCCTAATGTTCCAAGACTAACCCCGACCAACCAGTTCCCCAAGGAAGCCATACGGCAAAGTGTGCAGGTGCAGCCCGAACCCACTGCCTCAACGACGTGGAACGGCGACCTGGCGACCATGCTGACCATCGGCATTGCGTCCGTGGCAGACCAGATCTCGCCGTGGGGAAGGAACGTCAAACTTCGGGATAAGCAGTTGCGGGATTTCTGGCCTACCGAATCCTACCTGGCTGGCGCGCTTGTCAATGTGTCCTTCCGCAACTCGGCATTCGATTGGGAGATCAAGGGCGAGTCGGATAAGGTGGTCGAGGCGGTCACGCAGATGTTCCTGTCTGCTATTTCAGGCGACTCCTTTGGTTGGGCACCGTTTATGAACAAGATTTCCGAGGACTTATACTCGCAGGACAATGGGGCGATGATCGAATTGATACGCGAGCCCGGCATGGATGCCAATAGCAAATTCAAGGGCGTGATGGCACCTGTCATTGGAATTGCCCACCTCGACTCAAACCAATGCACTCGTACTGGAAATGCCGAATATCCCATCCTGTATGAAGATGCAAAATCAAAAGTTCATAAACTGAAGTGGTGGCAGGTGATCCCGCTTTCGGATTACCCATCCTCCATTCAGCGCATGAACGGTGTGGGGTACTGCGCGGTGACGCGCGCCTTACGCCTGGCGCAGATCATGCGCTCCATCGAATTGTTCAAGGACGAAAAGATAGGTGGACGGCACTTCAAGTCCATTCACATCGTCTCCGGCGTGGCGCGCATGGAACTCGAGGATGCAAAGAAGCGCGGCAGGGAGGAGGCGGACAATCAAGGGCAGATGCGCTACATCGACCCCGTGATCATTGCATCCCTTGACCCGGAGAAACCGGTCTCGACCGCCACGATCGATCTCGCTTCCCTGCCGGAGGGCTTCAATCTCGACCAGGAAATGCAGTGGTACATATCCGGTCTTGCGCTTTCCTTCGGCGTGGATTATCAGGAGTTCGCTCCTCTCCCGGGCGGCAACATTGGCTCCAGCGCACAGTCCATGATGCTCCATAAAAAGACCAGTGGCAAGGGACCGCGCATCTTCATGCGCACATTGGTTGAGGCATTCAAGAATTACGGCGCCATCCCCCGCGGGTACGACATGATATTCAATGACCGCAACGAGCAGGAGGAGATGGAAAAGCAGGAGATCCGCACCAAGGCTATCGAGGAAGTCGTGATGGCTGTACGCGCCTTCGTCCTCACCCCGGAAGCCGCCCGTGCCGATCTGGTGAAGCGCGGCATCTACACCAAGGAAACGGTCAAAGGCATCCCGACAGACTACGGTCTGGATGAAATGAAGCCCAAGCAGAATGTGGGCGAGATTGGCGGCTCCACGATTGGCGATGACACCAAGCGCCAGGATACCGGAAAGACCAACGACAAAAAGAGTGGAAGGCTTGCGAAAACATGAGCCCAATTCGACTTCCCGGAACTTCGCCATCCCAGACCGAGATCAAGTCCACCGTTGACGCGAACGGCGAGCATATTCCGCATGTAAATATTGATAGCGCAATTACTGTTGACATGGCGACGGTGGTTGCGGAGTTGGAAGTTCTCAACTCCCTTATCCCGGATTTATATGATTACATTGGAGACTTTGTGTATGACGTTAACAGCAACCTGACTTCCATCACATTCAGATTAGGAGGTCCGGCAGGCGCGGTTGTTTGCACTCTCACCATGACCTATGATGGAAGTAATCGTTTGACAAGCGTTTGGTCAACATGAGAATTGTATTCAATCCGTTTACCGCAAAGTTTGATTATGTACTTGCCCCCGCAGAAATTCTTGCGGGGCTTCTTGCGATTGACGGTGCGGGATCTGGGTTGGACGCGGATTTACTGGACAGCAATCATGCCGCCGCATTTGTTGCCGTAATTGGCGATATTATGACTGGGGATTTGCGGGGGATGGACTTCGTTGCAACCAGGACTGTTGCGCTTGCAAGAGATGGAAGTGGATATATTTCAACAGTCACGAAAACTGGCGGCAGAACGGTTACAATCACAAGAGACGTTAATCATTATATTACCTCCATCACAGACACAATCAATACATGGACATTCACGCGCGACGTCGACAATAAAGTGACTGATATAACGGTGACATAATATGACAACTACCCTAACCAAATTGCCGGGTGCTAAATGGTGGATCGAAACAGATGACACCACATCTGAAATTGTTGGAACATATAACAAGGCGTTTATTGTCGCGGATATTCAAGCGATACGGGACACATTGTTACGGTATCCATCCCCCGCCCAAGATGCCAGTGATGTGGCGGATTTGCTGGTTGCAATCGCTGGGAAGTGGACACCCGCCAAAAACGCACGCATAGTCGCGTTGACAAACTCCATGTATCAGGCGTATCAGGGCGATCAAAAAAACTTGGAAGCAGCGCAGTTACAGGCTAGGCTGGACGCATTGATTATCTTGCGGGATAGGTTGGTCTAATGCCTACTAAAACAAGTAACGGTACTGGCGGCGGGTTGTTTTCAGCGGGCGCGACCTGGGTGGGCGGCGTTGCCCCCATTGATAACGACACTGTTGTAATCGCCGCTGGCGATGTTGTTACCTACGAGTCGGATTGGTCGAGCGCCGTCACGTATCCAAATGGTATTGCTGGAATGACCATCACAGGTACGCTGAAATTGTCCCGCACCACATCCGGCTATCTGAAAATGAAAGCGGCAACGACAATCGCTGGGGCTGGCACATTCGACTGCGGCGCGTCTGCGGGAGATGCCATTCCGTTTGCTGTCAAGCATACGATCACGGGCGGCGCGGCGTGGTTCATTCAGGGGTCGGGCGGACTGACCATGACGGTCTATGCCGCAGAACCCGCCATCCCTACCGCTTACTTATCTGGTGCAGAGGCGATTGGGCAGACCGAGTTGGGCCTGGACAGAGATATAACCGGAGATATTTGGGCGGACGGGGATACGGTACAAATAGACAATATCAATAAAATAGACAATAGCGAGGAGCGCACGATTGCGGCAGGAGGAAGGAACGCGGCGCACATTGACGTAACTGCCGGACTTACCGCCGCCAAATTACAAGGCTCGCTAGTTCATCTTACGACCCGCAACGTCCGCTTGGTTGGCGTTGGCGCGTCTGGGTTTGTTGCTCAAAACTTTGCAACTAGCAAACTAACCATAGCAGGCGGAGAGTGGACAACAAGCTATAGGATATTTAATGCTTGTACGGGCATGGCAGTTTCGGGTGGCGTATTTCATGGGAGTGCGGTTGTGTTTAGAGGTTGTACTTCTGCGTCTATTACGGGAGGTGTGTTTACCGGAAACTCCAATCCAATTAACGTATGTACTGCATTCTCTGTTTCCGGTGGTATTTTTTCTGGATTTTCTAATGGCATTTCAGGAAACGGACATAAAGTTTCTGGCGGGACATTCATTGGCGGCTATTATCCCTTTTCTGATGCTTTTGGGATTGTTGTGTCGGGTGGGTCGTTTTCGTATTGCACTTATGCGTTTTGGACTTCATTCGGAATTATAACCGGAGGGACGTTTAGTTACTGTACAAATGGGTTATATAATAGCGCGTTTGAAATTAAAAATGCAACCTTCTCAAACAACTCAACCTCTGATGTGGCATTATCGTCCGTAAAGGCATTTAATACGTCTTTCTTATCAACAGAAAACACCGGATATACAAGTTTGGCGAGAGAGGTTTATTCCGAGTCAATAGATCACGATACAACAGCAGGAGCGTTTACCGCGTGGACAAAAGGCGGGATAACCACCAACGCGAGCGCGACTCTCCCGACTGGTTTTACCACCTACATGACAACCGCATTGGAGAACGCCGCAATTGAAGGATTTTGGCAGAAGGAGGTATTGGTAGCGTCGGGCGCGTCCGCAACAATCTCAATGTGCCTGCGTAAAACGGCGGCGATGACATATCTCCCTCGTTGTATTGTGTTCAATAAGGCGTCCACCGACCCGTTCACTGGAGGGGCTGGACTAAACACGTTCACTATGACCGACAGTATTGATACGTGGGAGTACAGCACATACACCTATACAAATTCTGGAACGGCAGATGTTACTTTGGTTATTCGCTTTCAGGGAGAGAACGCAACTGGAAACATGCTGTCCGCTGTGGGCGTGGAGGTGCTGAATGTGGACTTGACAACTGTATTGGCGAACCTCGCCATTGTGGACGCAAATATAGACATCATTAAGGTTCTGGCGGATGACGCCGTGGCGTTGATAGCGAGTAAATAATGTCGCTTGCCATTCACTTCTCGCTCACCCTCCCCAAAGACGGCACCTTCCGCAATAAAAAGTGGAAGGAGGAAATTCTGCGCGCCATGAAGTATAAGTCCGAGCCGGAACTTAAGAAGTTGTTCAACCAGACGGTTTTCGGTTGGAGCACGAAGCCACGCGCAAAGTTCGACCACGTGTGGGAGGGAGATCGTGCGGTGATAGACATGTATGCTGCGGGAGAAGGCGCGGATACCTGGAACCTCGTCAGTTCTGGGTCTCCGCACCACAGGATCCCCCCAAAGAATTTTGGTGGACTGTTGTGGTTTCGCCCTGGCTATAAAGCCGCAACGAAACCCGGGCAACTTCAGTCTGGACGCGCCTACCGTTCCGGGAAATATGTAAATGCTTTTGAAATTCCAGACCACCCCGGATTCGAGGCGCGCAAGTTCCCCGAACTCATTGAGCGAGAGTTCGAGCGCAAGTTCATTAACCAGATGCAGGACGCATTTAACAAAGCGGCAAGAGAAAAATAGTCAAGTGACAAATGTCATGTTTTTTGTAGTACAATACTCCAAACCAACAGGAAGGTTCCTATGGCAAAAAAGAGTGAAAAAGAAAAACGCCGTGACCGCTTGGAGCGAGAACGCCTAAAACTCAAGAAACAACTTGCGCGGGACGAGGCCATGATCAACTCCGATGAGCCGTTCACCGAGGAGGAAGTCGAACCCATCGAGGACGACGTACCAGAGGAATCGGAAAAGTCCATGGAAGCAGGCGAAGTCGCACTTTCGATGGGCGGTCCTACTTCCTTTGGCGAATTGGATATGGCGCGTGAGATGCAGGCAAAGAACGGCGAATTGCAATCGACCGCCTACGATGTGGAGGCACTCGTCCGTAACATCGTTTACCATCCCATGCTGACCCCTGCGGAAAAGTCCAACGCCATCAAAGCCGTTGGAAACGAGTTCGGAACGCGGGTGGAATCCATTATGGACAAGCCCGTGATGAAGGAACTTGATATGGACTTGCTGGAGTTGGAGGCGCTGATCGCAAAAGACACGCGCGCTACTCCGGTTGCCGAACGTGTCGGAAATTGGGTTGCAAAGGCGATCATGGGATCCACGGTGGAAAACAAACTCCAGGACAAGACGCACGTCCGAATTGCCATGGCGCGCGCCGCCCAGATGATCAGGCGCGGCGGCGAGGATGCAGAACAGGCGCGCGCTGAACTTCCCAAGATCAAGACTGCCGCAAAGAGCATGGGCATTGGCAGTATCGAGAAAACGCAAAGCGCGGTGGTGATCGAGAAGGACGCCAGTGGAACGTGGCGCGCTGTGATGTGGCCTTCCAACAATTTCAAGGATTGGGACGGGGAGATCATCTCCGAAAAAGCCCATCTTGAATATGTGGAATGGGTCAATAAGAATATGGACTGCGCTCCCGTCTTTACGACCTGGCACAAACCCGAACTGGTTCGGGAGCATCCGGTGGATTTCGTTTCCTATGAGAACGGTTTCCTGCTGATGAGTGCGCCACTGACCGAGGCGGAAGCCGGCGCCTTGCTGAAGGCACAGAAACTCACCGACATTGGAATGTCACATGGTTCATTGGTTTTCGAGCGCGACCCGCAAGACCCGCGCATCATAAACAAGTATCGAATGGTAGAGGTGTCTGACCTGCCGCTGGAAAACGCGGCCAATCCATTCACAGATTTTTCAACCCTCATAAAGGAGGCTGATATGGATACACTGAAATACCTTGCCGCAATTCTCGGCAGCGAGGAAAAGGCGAAAGCCTACCTCGATAAGACCGAGGGCAAACAGAAGGCGTTGCAGGCGGCTGGCGTGGAGACCAAAGAGGTGAAACCGGAAACGGTTGAAACTCCTGCGGTTGAAACTCCCGCTCCCGTTGCTCCCCCCGCGCCCAACACGGATGAGATCGTGGCGAAGGTTCTGAAGGAACTGGACATCGAAGGATTGCAGGACTTCCTCAAGAAGTCGCAGGAATCCCTCGAGAAGGTGCCTGTCCTGGAGAAACTTGTGCAGGATCTCTCCGGCAACCGGGACGACTGGTTGGCGGAAAAGATTGCTCCCGCTGCCGAAAAGCGGTTCCTCTGGTCACGCGCTTCGGGAGACGAAACCAACGTCTTGAATAAAGACGATGCTGCCGACGAGGAACTCAAGAAAACCGCGGCAGGACTTCCCGAAAACTGGCTTGGTGATGCCCTCGGCGTCCAGCCACTCGTTCTCGAAACCAAGTAGGAGGTGAACTATGTTCCCCAACAAACTCGATGGGACGGTTGATCCCGTCAAACTCGGTGCTGCCATCGCTGAAATGATGGTCAAAGCCGGTGGACCGCAACTGATGCAAAAAGGCACGGGTGCGTCCATTGGACCATACGTCCACGGCCCCGGTGGGCTGTTCGGCGTGCGTGGTCTTTCGCGCGGCATCATCTCCACCCATACCCAGATCACCGGGTCATTGGGCGAGATGCTTCCCATCATGCCCAGCATGGACACCAATCCCCTGTTCCCGTACATCACGGGTTTCCTGCGCTCCGATACGCAGGAAAAGGACGGCATCTGCGACGAGCCGGAGGAAGCCGCACCTTTCAAGACCTGTATCCAGACCACCGTGTTTGGGCGCAAGGAGTTCAAGACCCGGGAACTCGAAGTCAACCGGCTTGGACAGCGCATCAACCGCGGCGAGTTCATGGACTTGCAGTTGGAGAACTCCCCATTGGTCGCCTCCATGGGCGGACTCATGGCGTCGTTCTTTGGTCTGGACAACCAGGCTGCCGCAATCGCAGGTAACGATGTGGTCATGCGCATGGTGGAAGTCGGCGTTGCTTATCAGCGTTGGTTCTGCCCCCAGGTGTACACCGGCAACCCCGCCAACTCAAGCGCGGGTGGTGGGTACAAGGAGTTCATGGGGCTTGACCTCCTGATCTCCAAGACCAAGTTGGACGCCATCACCGGTACTCTCTGCCCCAGCCTGTACTCGGACATCAAATCCTTCGGTTATCGCCAGGTTTCAAGCACAACCGACCCGGATATTGTCCGCACCCTGACCACCATGATCCGCATTCTGACCCGCAAGGCTGTCCAGCAAGGGTTGGCACCGGTGCAGTTGGCAATCGTCATGCGCGAACCCCTGTTCTATGAACTGACCCGCGTTTGGCCTTGCCAGTACAACACCGACTCCTGCATCGGCTCCGCCTCCAACGGTCTGACCGGTGGCATCAACATGATCAATGACTTCCAGGTGACGATGCGTGACGCAATGCGCAACGGAATGTACCTGCTCATCGACGGTCGGCAGATCCCCGTGATCGTGGATGACTGCATCATGGAGGAGAACGCCGCCGACAACCAGAACATCCCTGCCGGTGGGTTTGCTTCCGACATCTACATCGTCCCGCTGTCCGCCCGTGGCGGAACCATCAAGACCCTGTATTGGGAATACTTCAACTTCAATGGCTCGAACGCAGCCATCCCCTCCACCGCATCCCTTCCCAAGTACTTCTGGTCGGACAATGGCGTGTTCCTGTGGACCATGCTGACACCGCACGTCTGGTGTATTGACCTCGCCGTGAAGGTCGAGCCTCGCATCATCCTGCGTACTCCGCAGTTGGCAGGCCGCCTGACCGATGTTGTCTATGTCCCGTTGCAGCACACCGATGATCCTCTGCCCAGCCAGGACTACCACGTCAACGGTGGCGTGACCACTGGCTACCCGTTTGCCTCTCCGTTCAGTGAGTACAACCTCTCTGGACCCGGCGTAACGGCGTAACTCTCCCACAACTGAAGGGAGGCTGGAAACAGCCTCCCTTTTTGGAATCCTTGAGGTCAATATGTCCAATGAAGAAATTGCAGTCATTATCAAGGACGCTATTCACGACGCGCTGGAAGGGGCGACATTTCCGCAATGTGCATTGGAACTACAGCGCATAGCAGCATTCGAGGAAATATCCAAGAAATTATCCATCATCATCACTGGAAACGGAGACCCCGAAAAGGGTCTTGTGACGCAGTTCGCACACGTCAGGACGAACGTGGAGAACTTTCACGTCGAGACCAGGAAAGAGATAAGCGAACTAAAAGAACAGAACAAAGAGAAACGCACAAGAGAGTGGGCGTTGGTTATGATCGGCATTGGAATGATCGCAACAGCAATCGGCGGCTTGATACTCAAGTAATTTCAGGCGCGCACCGCGTATTGCAATTTTTCTGCATTGGTGTATAATCGTGAGTGCGCGAGTAGCATAGTTCTAGGCCAACTGTGTGACGCAACCGCTTCCATTGCCTCGCGCGCTCACGATTGTCCATCATTAGGAAGCGAAAGAGGAAGCGTGAAAAAAATCCCATTAACGCAAGGTAAATTCGCCATTGTTGATGACGTTGATTATGAACGTCTGTCGAAGTTTAAGTGGTATTGCCATTGTGGGTATGCTCGGAGAATGGGCGATGGAAAGGCAATTCACATGCACCGGGAAATTCTCTCCCCGCCTGATGGTTTTATAATAGACCATGCCAACGGAAACAGACTCGATAATCGCAGGGAGAATATACGGATATGCACATTCGCCCAGAACACCCAAAATGCAGAGCGCCGTTCCGACAACTCCAGCGGATACAAGGGGGTTAGTTGGCATACAAACAAAAAGTGGAGAACGCAGATTATAGTAAACGGGAAAGTAACACACGTTGGCATGTTCTCGAATATCATAGATGCCGCAAGGGCATACAACGAGGCGGCAATAAAATATTATGGGGAGTTTGCAAAATTGAATGAAATCCCACAGGAGAGTGTGTCATGCTAACTGGCGAAATCCTTTTGCTTGGCGGAAGCGGAACTTTGGGGAGAGCAATTATCAAGCGCGCTTTCGATGAAAAGTGGGATTGTAGGATTGCGATTTTCTCAACTGACCCGATGAAACATCACGCCATCCGTTCTGAATATCCAGAAGTCCAGTCAATTATTGGTGATATTCGAGACTTTACGACACTTTATAATGCGATGTCTGGAAAGGACTATGTTCTGCATCTGGCGGCACAAAAACATATTCCAGACGGCGAATATAGCTCAATCGACACATTCGGCGTCAACGTCACCGGTTCGCTTAATGTTGCGCAGGCTGCAATGCAATTGAACATTCCGCATGTCTTGGCGATCTCCACGGATAAATCCTGCCATCCGGCAAACGCGTATGGCGCAAGCAAATACGCGATGGAAAAAATCTGGCAGGAATATTCCCGTTTGGGGGTGAGAACAAGATTTCACTTGACGCGGTACGGAAATGTCCTCGAGTCCACCGGTTCAGTAATCGAAATATGGAACAATGCAATCGAGCGTGGTGAGAAGATCAAGATGGTTGACCCGGACATGACGCGTTTCTTTTTATCTCCATCGCAAGCCGTTGATCTAGTACAGCTTGCCGTGAAACTGGATTCGGGATTGATACTCATTCCGAAACTTCCCTCTCTGTCCATTGGAAAACTGGCAGAGTACACGGTTGGCGAACAGGAAATGGAACTCATTCCCATGCGCCCGGGCGAGAAATTGGACGAGGAACTCCTGACGCTCGAGGAGACCGCATTCGCCGTTGAATCCGAAAGTTTCTTTTTCCTGCATCCCACCACCACCGAGAGACTGAATAACGACATCCAGCCATTCAACAGCGCAGGGGCAAAGGAACTGACAAAGGAACAACTCACGGAGTTGCTCAATGGCTGATTTCCTGGACATCAAGGAGTTCGGGGAAGGCGCAAAGATACCATCCCCCACTCTCTGCATCGTCCTTGTTACATACGAGCGAACCCCTCTGGCGTTGCGCACTATTCAAGGCGTGTGCGAGAACCTCGACTATCCACAGCGCACCTGGTATATTGCTGACGACGGAAGTTCGAGAGAACACGTTGATAGACTGGTGGGAGAACTGAAGTCCAGAGGGGAAAACCTGTATGCCATGCACAACCAGACATTCGCAGAGCGTCCTTATTGCGGCAGGGGATGGAACCACGCCTTGCGCCGCGCCCACGATCTGACGGACTACGTTCTTTGGCTTGAGGATGACTGGCATCTTGAAAAGCCACTTGACATCCGACCCTATATGCGCGCCCTGCTGGAACGGGAGGATGTGGGCATGATCTCCATGCGTGGATTATCCAAAGGACTTCGCTTGGAAGTGGATGGGCATAACGGCATCCATTACTTCAAGGTGTTGCGGGAAGGAGACCGGGATTCCATGGCTTATTCTGGCAACCCGCTTATTCGCCACACTCGCTACCTGGAGTATGGTTGGTTTTCAAACGTGGAAACGCCCGGAGACATTGAGATCGTGTGCGATCACAATTACAGACACCACTTCGGTCCGAACATCTGGAGACCCGCCGAGATAAGCGGTTGGGGCATCTGGGGTCACATCGGCAGTTCACGTACATGGTAGGAGACTATGACACTTCCAACTTTGACAATCGGCATCTGTACTTATAAGCGCCCTCATTATGGGATGCTGACGATTAACTGCCTTAAGGGTTGGCTTGGTTATGACGGTCCGCGCAAGTTCCACATTGCTGATGGCGGCAGTCCACAGGAGGAGATTGATTACTATCTCAAGATCCTCGAAGGCGAGAAGGTGACGGTGGAAGTCACGAACAACCTGGCGGATATGGTCAACTCCTGCGCCCGGAACGGCGGGGATGTGTGGCTGACCACCCTGGATGACTTCTGCCCACGCTATCCAATCAACATCACGCCCGATGTGGAGTTCCTTATGTCCCGTGAGGATGTGGGCGTGGTGAGGATGGCGCGGTTGGCGTTCTGGGGAAGCGGGTCTGGAGACCCGGAGACATCCGCCGATCTGTTGCAGTTCCATGGACTGCACTGGTGGAAGTTGAGTAAGGAGCGTTCCAAGGACGGCTACATGTGCAGCATTGGAACGCATCTGTACCACAGGCGTTTTTGGGATGCCTATGGCGACATTCCGTCCTGCGCTCCCAACGTGCCGGGGCAGGCTGAACTGAATGGTGCGGCACGCTTCAATGGTCATCCCGGTCCTGCGGTCGCTGTCCCGATGCGTTTCGGGCAGGATTCTCCGCATTACCAGGAACCAATTTGGCATCTCGGCATCTGGAGAACGGACGAGTATGCAGAAACGGCAGGGTCCAGACTATGACGTACAAAATCTCTCTTTCGGCTGTGAACATTCCAGAGGAGACCTATCCCCTGATGGAGAAGGCTTTGCGCGCCGGCAAGGTGGGGCAAAGCGAATACGTGGAGCAATTCGAGCATCTGATCGCAGATTTCGTGGGCTCCAAGTATTGCGTTGCGATCTCCAACGGAACGATGGCGGATGCGGTCGCTGTGGCTGCCATGAAGGAGAAGTACGGCATCAAGCGAGTGGTGGTGCCTGCCCTGACCTTCATTGCCCAACCCAACTCCGTGCGCTACAACAACCTGGAAGTCGTCTTTGAGGATGTAACGGATGACTGGCAGATGGACATGCTGAAGTACGATCAGGAACACTCGTATGACAGCGAAACCCTTTTCTTTATCACAGACCTAATGGGCAGGGTGTCGTCTCGACCCGCACCCGCTTATCGCTTCATCGAGGATGCGTGCGAGGCTTTTGGTAGTTTTGTCGAGGGCGACAAGTTCTCTGGTACGCTTGGAAAGATGGGAACCTATTCGTTCTTTCCTTCCCACACTATCTCGACCGGCGAAGGCGGAGCAATCGTCACGGACGACGTTGAACTTGCCGGTCTGTGCCGTCAGTTGCGCGCCCATGGTTTCCGTTCCATGTCGCCGTTTGACAAATTCTCCTTCCCGATCATGGGTTTCAATGCCCGGATGACCACCATGCAGGCGGTCATTGGGATTGCCGTGATGGGACACATCAGCGAGTATATCTACAACAGGCGCAAGATCATGGTCGCCATGCAAGATGCGGTAGGCGGCTTCTATGATCGAGAAGGCGATACCATGATCATCCCGCACGGTTTCCCCATCCAGTACAAAACGGAGATGGCAAGAAACAGTGCCATGTTCGAGATATTGGAGTCGGGAATTGAGTGCAGGAAGTTCTTCTCCTGCATCCCGACCGACGAGGAACCCTACTCAAAGGATAACGTCCTGGAGTTCCCCAATGCAGAGCGTATCGCCCACACCCACCTGTATGTCCCGTGCCACCAGAACATGACACTGGAGGATGTGGACTATATCGCCAAAGTCGTGAAAGGAATTGGAGGCAGGGTATGAATCCTACATTTGATGGCGAGACAGCAGAGACCTGGTTGCGTGGTCTGAATGGAATGAGTGACCACAATGCAAAGCACATACTCTCCACCTTCGCTTATTTTGGATTACCGAAATCAATGCTGGATGTTGGCTGTGGGGATGGCACAATGGTCAAACTGGCGCGGTTGCTGGGAGTGGAGGCCTACGGTATCGATCAGTTGGTGCAACCCGACTGGCCTCCGTACTATTATTATCGAAACCTCGTGGACGCTTTCAGGCTGGATCATCCCGTAGAGATGGTGCTGTGTCTGGAAGTTGCAGAGCATATCCACGAAACCGCGCACAGCACATTCATGGATACCATAGTAGAGAACATGGTGCCTGGCATAGGTGCAAGGCTTATCTTTAGCGCGGCGCATCCAGGACAGGACGGAACTGGACACGTTGCCATGCGCCCAGCAAAATACTGGCGGGAGGAGTTCACCAACAGAGGTCTGACCCACAACCGCATGGACACCATTAACCTTGCCCTTCTGTGGTCGCACATCCAAAGTCCGCTTGGGCATCTCGCCGCCAACTTGCAGGTGTTTCACAAATGAACGACACTCTCGCCTTGTTGGTTTTCCTGTTCGTGGTGTTTTTGCTCCTGCGCTGGAAGTATCATCAGTGGCTTCGGAAGCACGACTGGTGGAACTGGTACAGCAACATCTACTTGAAGTCGTGGCATTGGAAACACTACCGGATAAGGCGACTTCTGAAAGCGGGTTATGTGTGTGAACATTGCGGAAGGAGACGAAAGCCATTGCAGGTACACCACTTGAGTTATGACGATCTATGGCACGAAAAGATGGGCGACACGATGGTTCTGTGCGTTCCATGCCACAATAGGATACACCAATGATCATTTCGCGCACCCCTCTGCGGGTGAGTCTGGTCGGCGGAGGAACAGACACTCCGGCATTCTATGAAAAAGCCCCCGGCGCGGTGGTGAGTTTTGCCATATCGAAGTATATCTATGTATCCGTTAACGAAAAGTTCGACGGCACCTTTCGGGTTTCCTACTCCAGGACAGAGAACGAAGCGACAATCGACGGGATACAACACGATCTGGTGCGCAGGGCGCTACAGACCTTCCGAGTTGTATCGGGTCTGGAGATAACATCCGTTGCCGACATTCCGGGATCTGGAACTGGACTTGGTTCATCCAGTTCATTCACGGTCGGATTGGTCAATGCTCTTGGGCATCACCTGCATAAGAACAACCCCAAGGGTGGCGGATTGGCGGAGTTCGCCTACGACATCGAGGCAACCGGACACCCGGAAATCGGCAAGCAAGACCACTACGCCGCAGCCTGTGGCGGACTGAACCTGTTCCGTTTCAACAAGAAGTCTGTCACCATCAAGCCCGTGGAGGCGGAGGATAGCGACCTGGTGGAATTTGAAAAGCACCTTGTTCTCCTGTGGACTGGCATCACCCGCCCATCGTCCATTCCGCTTAGAAGCCAGATGAGGAACTTCTCCGCCTTGGATAAAACCATGAAAGCGGGAATTGAAATGGCTGCGTATGCCAATGAACTGTACAGGCAGATGCAGGCAGGAAACTTTCACATGATTGGCGAGTATCTGCATGAGAACTGGTTGCTCAAGAAGTCCATCTCGGACGCCATCTCCAACGAAAAGATAGACTGGTTGTACGAGGTGGCAACGAAAAACGGGGCAGATGGAGGCAAGTTGTGCGGCGCGGGTGGAGGCGGATTCCTTCTATTCCACTGCGACCCGGACGCCCGGGACAGGATCGCCAAGGCAACCGAATTGCGCCGTGTTGATTTCAGGATTGATACGAAAGGAAGCGACATAATCTATGAAGCCTAAACTGTTGTTTGTGGACGACAAGCCTAGTCGTTGTGAGGATGCCATCAAAAGATACGGGGATGAATACGAAGTTATTCTTGCTCATACTGTGGCGGACGCCTTACGTCAAATGAGTGGGAATAACCTGTCGGTTGTCTCTCTCGATCACGACCTGAACGGTCAAGATTTTCAAGACCCGGACGAATCTACAAGCGGAATGGCGATCCTCCGCTACCTTCAGAAAACCGGATGGCCTTTCGATCAAAGACCTAGACCGCGTTTTCTGATACATTCAACGAACCTGTTCGCCGCAAGTGCGATGGTTGACATTCTATGGCAAGGCGGGTTCGATGCAATCTCCCAGCCCTACAACTGGAAGCAGTATCAGCATGGCGTGGTCGCCGGGGCTTTCGATGTCATCCACCCGGGCTACATCTATCTCCTGCGGGAAGCGAAGGAACTGTGCCATAAGGTCACGGTGCTGCTCCACGACAAACCCAACCAGGTCTTTGAACTTTCAGACCGCGCCACCGCCTTACTCGCCCTGAAGTATGTGGATGATGTCATACCCTACACAAGCGAGGAAGGATTGGACAAGTTGCTGGAAACGCTTCATCCAGATGTGCGCATCGTCGGAAACGACCACAAGGGAAGCACCACGCGTCCAAACATTAACGTCAAGACCATCTACCACGACAGGCAACATCTTTGGTCCGCTACGAGGTACAAGAAAATGATAGCAGAGAAAGTTGGCGTTGTTCCGAGATACGGAATACATTATGCGCCTTGTAAACATTGTGGTGTGTTGGTGGACGTTAACGATGACGGGGTTTGCTTTGATTGTTTCAACAAGGGGAAAGAATGAAAATCCTCGTCTCCGGTGGCGCAGGGTTCATAGGCTCCAACACCGTCAAGTTGCTTGCCAAGCGCGGGCACGACGTATTGGTCATTGACAACTTCTCAACCGGCAGGAGCGAGAACCTCAAGAGTTTCAAGGGCAAGGTGGTCATTGCCGACATCACGGATTACAAGTCTGTGGATGCCGCGTTCTACGAGTTCGGTCCCGATGCGGTTCTGCACCTGGCTGCGCAGAGTGCCATCACCACGTCCATCAACGACCCGCAGAAAGACCTAGAGATCAACGGGATGGGCACAGTGAACATGCTCCGGGCAGCACAGGCTTTTGAGACAAAGCGGTTCGTGTTCTCGTCCACATCTGCCGTGTACCGGGAAACCAGTCCGTTGTTCGGCGGAGTGAGCGAGAAGTGGCCTTGCGCTCCCACTTCCCCCTACGGCATCTCCAAGTTGACCTGTGAACACTACATCCGTCTTATGCACCCCAACCACATGATCTTGCGCTATGGGAATGTCTATGGACGCCACCAGAGACCTGTCGGACAGAACCAGGTGATCGCCCGGGCGTTGAGCCACTTCATCCACGGAGACGACTTCTTTGTAACCGGAAGCGGAAAGCAGAAACGTGATTTCGTCAATGTCGAGGATGTGGCTTACGCCAACCTGCTTGCCTTGACTTCCGAAGTGACAGGCACGTTCAACGTCGCCACTGGCAAAAACCACTCGGTCAACGAAGTGCTTGCCATCCTGGAACGCCTGTACGATGTGGTAGGATATGAGTGGGAACACACAAACTCCCCTGACCCGCGTGGTGACGTGGCATTGGATGTCTCTGCGATCAGGAGAGAACTCGGTTGGAAAGCAGTTGTTTCATTGGAAGCCGGACTGAAGGACACCGCAAAATGGTGGAACAACGAGGAAGCGAAACGATGAGCGCGCAACTGTTTCAGGGCGACTGCATAGAATTTATGAAAACGATGCCGGAAAAGTCGGTGGATGCGGTGATTACCTCGCCACCGTACAATTGCCGAAAAGACTACGGAACATTTCTGGACGAAATGCCGTGGTCGGAATATTATGTCTGGATGGGACATTTGCTCGACGAATTTTATAGGGTATTAGTAGACGGCGGATTAGTTGCCATAAATATTCCTGGAGTTATCCGGTGGCAATCAGAGCATAAATATTCTGAGACGTGGACAGACTTCGACGCGTCATACAAGACTCACAGAAACGGAGTAAAGGTAATCGGGAAGGGGAGAATTGAGCCTGTTGGATTCAGGCTGTTTCAAATGATGGAAGATAGAGACAGCCACATACGAGAACCGATTGTGTGGGTAAAAGGAAGTGAGGGAAACGCCATAAGTAGCGATTACAGAATGGGATGCGATAGCGACCCCTATATGCGACCGGCGCATGAATTAATATTATTGGGAACAAAAAACCGATGGTTTCATAGAGGCGGCACGGGTAGGCGAGGGAAAGACGCAGTTCCGTTTTTGGACGAAACAAAAGATGTCTGGTTTATTACACCCGAAAGGAATAAAAACCATCCTGCTGTTTTCCCGATTGAATTACCGTCGCGCTTAATAAAGTTGTTTACCCATGCAAATGACGCACTGGTCTTTGATCCATTCATGGGTAGCGGAACAACAGGTGTGGCTTGCGCGCGGTTGGGCCGCAACTTTATCGGTTGCGAGATTGATCCTAAATACTACGCCATCGCAAAGAAACGGATTTCGGAAACACACAGGCAGGGAGTTCTGTTATGACGGTTAATGTTTATATTAATCCAGATTATGCAAACACGCCTCAGCAGAAGGACAACGGCGGGATTCGTAGAGTGATTTCTGCCATGGCTGAACATCTGCATAAATTCGATATAAATGTCGTACACAATCCAAACGATGCCGATGTTATTAATAATCACGGCGGCGCGCTTGTTGAGGTTCGCGGAACGCCAATGGTAAATTCGTGCCACGGTTTATACTGGAGCAGGCAACCTTGGGGCGACGGTTTCTACGAAGTAAATAAACAGGTAGTAGAATCAATGTGCAGGTCTGACGCATGGACAGCGCCTTCGGATTGGGTTAATCAAGCGATGCGCAGGGGCGGATATTTCTACCCCGTCACGGTGTATCATGGGGTTAACCCTGACGAATTTCTCCCATCCAAGACGCCCGGAAATTACATCCTTTGGAACAAGCTTCGCCAAGATTACGTCTCCAATCCAGACGACATGCAGAGACTTGCTGCCAGGATGCAGAACAGGAGTTTCGTCTCCACCATCGGATCTCAAACCCCGAACGTCTCCATCACCGGCGCGATCTCCTATGAGGCCATGCACAAACTGGTGGCAGAGGCAGGCGTGTATCTCTCCACGGTCCGGGAGACCTTCGGTATTGGAATATTGGAAGCCCTGGCGTGCGGCGTACCGGTGGCAGCGTTCGATTGGGGTGGCAATTCCGAGATCCTCTCGCATGGCTACACCGGTTATCTTGCTCCCCCAGGAGACTTCGTGGCGCTGGCGGAATGCGTGGAACGCTGCTTCTCTGAACGTGACAGGCTCTCCAGGAACGCAGTCAGTGACGTCCGGGCAAGGTGGACATGGGAACCGCGTATCGAGCAATACGCCAATATATTCAAGCGGGTGCATGACCGCTTCAAGACAGACATTCCGAAGGTCAGTATCATCCTGACCGCCTATAAACTGGACACCTACCTTCCGGCTTGCCTAGATTCTGTACAGGCTCAAACCTATCCGAACTTTGAGTGCCTGGTCATCGACGATGCCCAACTCAAGTCCACAGAAACGATTGTGAGGAACTATGCCGTCCGAGATCCACGCATCCGATACATACCAACTCCTAACAATTTTGGACTGCCCGGTGCTAGAAATTTTGGTTGCTCGCAGGCTAAAGGGCATTACATCCGACATCTGGATGCTGACGATTACCTTGCACCGAACGCGCTTGAGTTGGAAGTCGCCGCGCTGGACAAGGATCGGGGAACCGATATTGTCTATGGTCATCTGGAAGTAGTGCGGGAGGACGGGACGCGCTTTCTGGACAAACATCAGCAACCGATACGTGGCGGATGGCCTCCCGAACAATTTGACTGGCACAAGCAGATGTCGCACATGAACCAGATCCCATCCTGCGCAATGGCAAGGCGGGAAGTGTTCGAGAGGGTGGGCGGATACCGGGAGCGCATGAAGCGCAATGAGGATGCGGAGTTCTGGTGCCGCGCCACTTCGCTTGGCTTGAGGGCAAAGAAGTTCACGCAGGCAGTCACCTACTTCCACCGGGAGCGCAATGACAGCAAGGGCGCATTGGAGTGGAAAAACGAAGGTGGAGAACCGGACTGGACCGCCTGGTTCCCGTGGAGGGCGGGTGCAGCCAACTCCGAACAGGCTCGGAAACTGGAAGGGCAGATACGCCTTCCATACATCGTTCCGTTTGGGGCGCAGGGCAAACCCCCGGACGGCATGAAGTTCTGGTACGTCCACGACTACGCTTATCCGGTTGTCTCTGTTATTGTCACCTGCGGACCCGGGCACAAGCATTACCTGATCGATGCCCTGGACTCTGTGCAAGCCCAGACCTTCCCGGATTGGGAATGCCTGGTGGTCAACGACACTGGCGAGGAATGGAATAACGACATTCCGGGCGCGCCGTGGGCAAGGGTGATCAACCTGAAGGGCAACCAGGGAACTTCCAAAGCGCGTAACGCAGGCTTCCGCTTTGCGCGTGGCAGGTACATCGTCTGGTTGGACGCGGATGATTACTGGTTGCCTTGGTTTCTCGAGAAGATGGTCGGATACGCCGAAGTGAACGATGGCGTGATATTCTCCGACCTGATCGCCTTACAGGACACATACAAGGTCTATCGGTATGACGAGTTCGACCCGCAACGCCTGAAACTGTCCATGCGCTACCCGGGTTCATCCGTCCTATACCCCCGTAATGTCGTGCAGGCAGTCTTTGATAAGCAGGGTGGATACGACACCGAGATACCAGGTATGGAGGACTGGGATTTCCAGTATGCCGTCCACGACCTCGGCTTCTGTGCTTATCATATAGACGAACCGCTATTTGTGTACAGAATGCTTTCATCCACGAAGCGGGAAAAGGATTATAATAAAATCGAATTGATACGCGCCTACATGGATAAGAAGTGGAGTGCGTATCGGAAAGGCGAGAAACCATTCATGTGTGGATGCCAGCAACCCAAAAAGAAACCTTCGGCGCCCCTTCCGGCAAGCACCCTTAACAGCTCCGGCAACTTCAGCGCGGATGCCATCAAGACCATGGAAACGTCCGACCAGAACCAGATGGTCATGTTGGAATACATTGGACCAATGGAAGGCACGTTCTCCATTCGGTCCCGTGTGGACAAGACCAAGATATACCGCTTCGGGAATAATCCCGGGCACAAAGCCCGTGCGGTGTTTTTGGGAGATGCGGAACTCCTGACTTCCATGATGGATGGTCAGGGCAACGCTTCCTACCGTATCGTCAACCAGGGAGGCGCGGGCATACCCTATGACCCGATTGCTTTCCTCGGACAACCAATCAGTTCATAAGGAGAATGGTATAATAAACACGTCTGGGATGGTACTCCCGGTACTGTCCCAGACAACGCTCCGGGAGGGCGTGTAAAATGAAAACCAATGAGTATTACAGAAAATGGCGCGCAGAACATCGAGAAAGCGTTAGAAATTACTCTAGGAAATACCGCAAAACGCACCTCGAAAAAGTTTTGACAAAAGAGAGAGAACGTCACCGACTAAATAAAGAAAAGGAAAATTCCTATTCAAGAGAATACAGCAGGAAACACAGTGAAGAAAAAAGGCTCGAGCGAATCACTTTACGGAAAGAAGTTCTGGAACACTACGGCGGGAAATGCGCCTGTTGTGGCGAGACAAAATACGAGTTTCTGTCAATCGATCACATTAATGGAGGCGGAAGCAAACACAGAAAAGAAATTAACGGAATGATATGTCCGTGGCTAAAAAACAACAATTTCCCCGATGGATTTCAGGTTTTGTGTTACAACTGTAATCAGGCTAAAGGAATCTACGGGTATTGTCCACACCAAAAAGGAGAATAAAATGACTTCCCCCAACATATTCAAGAGTCGTAAGTTCTGGATTGCCGTTATCGACGCGTTGATCTCAATTGCGACGATGGCGACAACGCTCTATCTGGCGGACGACATCGAGACCCGAGGTTTCATTCTCGGTGTCATTGCCGCGGTCCAACCAGTGCTCGTGGCGGTAATCAATGGCATAGCCACAGAGGATGCCGCACACATGGCGGCTGCCGCTTCTGTACAAGTGGCTGAAACAAAACTCGACGCGGGCTAACCATTCGATGACTGGTCGGGGAAACCCGACCAGTTCTCTATATGAACATATTCACATTCGTTATTCTGTCCCTTGCCACTTGGCGCGTCTCGAAGTTGCTCACAGGAGAGGCGGGGCCGTTCAATGTGTTCCTGCGGATTCGCAAATTGGCGGGAATTGTCTATATAGACGATGATCCATTCCAGATCCCGGATACCTTCTTTGCTCAACTTCTAAGTTGTGTATGGTGCTTGTCAATCTGGGTGGGCGCGCTGTGGTTTCTCGCTTGGTATCTTGTCCCGAAGGAAACCGAACTGATCGCCATTCCATTCGCATTGAGCGCAGTTGCCATCCTGTTTGAAGGTCACATTTCGCCAAAGTGAAGTATAATGTCGAGTGAACTGCCTTTGCGGTGTGACGCCTGTCACCAGGAAACAATGGTTGACATGGAACGGATGGAAACCCGGCCCGTTTCCAACCTGGTCACGATGGAAGGGTTCACATGTAAGCACTGTCACGAATGGAAGCCGGTGTTTGCTCTGACGGCATCTCTCGCAGGTGCCATGCGAAAACTGAACGCACTCTCGCCAACGCGCAGGGATTTCCTGTGGCATTTCGCCAAGACACTGCACAAGGCAGAGGGAGTTCAAAAACGCGGAGAAAACTATGGCGCGTTCTGAATATAAGACCTGGCTTCCTTTGGACGAGTTCGCACAACTCATGGGTTTTAATCCCCTCGGGTTCAATCAACTCACCAGTTCGTCTTTGTTCCCGAACAACACCTGCGGCGAGACCACATTCCAGTACGCTTACCAACATTCTGACCGTGTAGGTCGGGAGGATATGGCGTTGGTTCTTCAGCAGGCGGAGTATGAGATTGCCCGGGAGATCGGGTTCAATTTAATGCCCGACTGGACGCTGAACGAGCGCCTTCAGTATCCTCGTCCATCCTTCCCGGAAGCATACAACCTGATCGGCGTCAACCCGCGTTGGCAGTTGAAGTCTGTCGAGGCGAGCAAGGGACACGTCATTTCAGGCGGGATCCGCGCAAAGACGTTGCTCGAGGCGGGTGCGGCTGTGGTCAGGACGGACGCGGACGGGGATGGGTTCACAGAAACCTGCACCGTCATCGTGGCGATCACCACCACCGATCTAAGCGAAGTGCGCGTCTTTTACAACACCAAGTCTGGCGCGGATGAGTGGGAAGTCCGCCCGATCAAGGTTGCCATCTCCGGTGGGTTCGCCACCATCACATTCAAGGCGTGGCAGATCGTCAAGTGGGAAAAGATGGAGGAACTGGATGCGGATGCCCTGGATGCCCATACTGCCGGCAACTTCGAGACCACCGTGGATGTGTACCGTGTCTGGAATAACCCGGCGACGCAGGCGCAACTCCTATGGGAGAATTATCCGAACTGCTGCGGAACTTGCCAGGCTTGCACCATTGGGACACAGGACGCCTGTTTCCACCTGCGGGATGAAAGGTTGGGCATACTTGTCCCGGCTCCCGCCACTTGGGATGCGACCGACGAGGAGTTCGACACCGCAGAGTGGTCGGCGTGCAGGGAGCCGGACCAAATACGCCTGTGGTACTATAGTGGCTACAGAGACGAGAACCTCCTGCGACCCTACGCCGAGATGTCTCCGAGGTTCAAGTTCGCCGTGGCGGTCTTTGCCGCCTCGAAATTCGAGAGACCCGTCTGTGGGTGTAGCAACGTCAACCAGTTCATCGAAAAGTGGCGCAGGGATGGGGCGTACTCCTCAATGAACGAAGGCGGTTTCACCATGACCTCCGAGCAGGCTTCCAACCGGCTCGGGACAAGTATGGGAGCCTTGTACGCATGGCGTGTCATTCATCAAGGAGATTTGAAGGTGAACAAATGAGAGAGATCATCCACACGGACGAGAAGGGACGCAAGTACAAAGTCCTTCTTGATGGAAGCATGGGTGACGAACTATCCATTGTTGTTGGACCACCGGAAGGCGTGGTGGACGAAATGGGACTGCCTGAACCATTTGCAACCCGCCTGCACAACGCCCTGTGCGACCGAGGCATTTTCACGTTCAAAGATATATCCTCGAACCAACGCGCCGCACTTGGCGCATTGCAAGAGGCGTTGAATACCGACATTCAGAAATTGGCGGAAGCCTATTTGAACTATGAAAAAGAAACCATCTAGGAGGTTCCCATGACTGATCTAAAACAACTCCAGGCGATAAATCAAAGATGCTGGTATGTCGAGGGGGGTGTACATCCCTCACGCGCACCACAATTCCTGGCGCTTGGCAAATTCTCCGATGACCCCGCAATCACCATCGGAGAGGAAACGAAGGTCTCTGCACCCGATCCGAACAACTTCGGTCGGGACATCTCCATCGGATCCATGCCCGGGGAATCGGAGCGCGCCACGCTTGCCATCGGCATCCGTTCCACAGCGCAGAAGTCGATCCTGTTGGATTGGAAAAACAAGCGTTGCCGCGTGGACATCTATGCCCTCAGCGGTAAATGCGGAAATCCACAGGACTTCACCGAAGGCGGAGAGAAGTGGGTGTACTTCCCGGACGGCAAGATCTCCGGGCACGCCTACGAGAACTTCGGTGCCTACGGTCTGGATGAGAACAACCCGACCAACGAAGCCGTGCCCATGACCGCAGAGGACTACTACGAGTTCCTGTACATGCGGCAGGATCAGATGGGGAGTTCCGTCACAACCCGGCTTATCTACACCGTGGATACCTATGCCGGAGACCTGTGTGAGAATTGCCCGGATCAATGCTCACGCGTCCTGATGACCATGGCGGGTTTGGGCGCCACGCCTGGTACGCAACCCACCCTGTTGTATTCGGACGATGCCGGAGAGTCCTTCTCCTCACAATCCATCGACACGCTGCACTCGAATGAGGACATCGTGGACGGTCTGGTGATCGGGAACTACTTCATCATCGTCTCCCACACCGCCAACGAACTTCACTGGACGAGTGCCATGGAGTTGTTCGAGGACGCCTCGAATGACTGGAACCAAGTGGCGTCCGGGTTCGTGGCTGCGAAGGCGCCCAATGCCATCACCGCTGCTGACATCCGCCATATCTGGATCGCCGCGGACGGCGGGTATGTGTACTTCTCCGAGAACTTCAAGGTCGATGTGGAAGTACAGGAAGCCGGTATTGCCACCACGCAGAACCTCAATGCCATCCACGCCTACGACACGCAGAATGTGCTTGCGGTCGGCAACTCCAACGCTGTCATTTACACCAGTAATGGTGGAAGCGTTTGGGAGAGCGTGACTGGTCCTGCCATCGGTGTCAACCTCGGCGCGTGCTGGATGTGGGATGCGAAGGTCTGGTTGGTTGGTGAGGGTGCTGGCGGAACAGGCAAACTCTGGCTGACCGTCAACTCCGGCGCAACCTGGACACAGATCGGTCTGCCTGCCACCTATAACCGCATCTACAAGATCGTGTTCATCTCCGAAGCGGAAGGTTATCTGCTTGCGGCTGATGGTTCACAGACCTATGTCCTGCGCACCATCACCGGTGGCAACGAATGGGTGGTCCTGCCCCAAGGCAAGAAAGGCACGCCCATCGACAACACTTACCTGACCGATGTTGCGGTCTGCTCCAAGTACGCCAACACCGCTTACGCTGCGGGTCTGGCGTCCAACGGCACCGCAGGCATTGCGCTCAAGATGGTCGGGTAGGATAGACGAACCGGAAGCAAAGAGGAAGCATGTCAAAAGTAACCGATAGCGATAAAACGATTGCGAAAGCAATCGACGTTGCGAAGGGAGAGGCGGATGATAACCTCGTCCGCCTCTCCACGGGCGTTGTGCTGAAGGTCAAGCAGGCAAACCCCAACGTCCTGATCCGCATAATGACGTCCCAACGGCGTCCCGTTCCCCCGGTCTATTTCAACAAGGTCATGGGGCGTGAGATGGAAAACCCCGACGACCCCGATTACGTCTCCCGCGTCAAGGCGTGGCAGATGGACTACAACAATGGGATGCTGAACGCACTCATTGGATTGGGCACGGAACTGGTCTCCAAGCCGAAGGGAATGCCCGGACCGGACGACGATGCGTGGATCAGGGACTACGAAGCCCTTGGTCTGCCTTCCATGAAGGACAGCCCTGCGTGGCGCTACATGACCTGGGTCTTGTTCAAGGCTGCGGTGATCGATGCCGACACAGCCGCCATTGGAGATGCAGTCAAGAAACTTTCGGGCGTCAAGGAGGAGGATGTCAAGTCCGCCGAGACGTTTCCTGGGAGTGACAAAGCGGGTCGGTGAAGTGCAGGAAAACATCACGCGCGTTGAACTGGATAACGCGGTGAGCGCAGGTATTTACTGGCAGAGACTCGGAGAAGGTTTCGTTCCCATTTATGAGGAACAACTTTCCAGACTGGAGCGCAATATCAGCATGGAGGCGTGGTATCGCATGGAACCCATGGAGCGCGCCATGGTGATCGCCGTGCGGCGTATTGAGAACGCCTCCAAAGGGCACCAGTCCGAGGCTGAAAGCGCAGCCATCAAGAGGCAGACTGCCATGAGAGGAAAACGCCATTAATGGAACAGGTCGGTGTTGAGGCCGTACTTAAAGGACTCGAATCTTTCCTGGGGGGCATGGGGAAGATGGACAAGAGTATCCGCGACCTTATCCCAGGGAACTCCCTGTTGGAGAAGGCGTTCCTTTCGGTTGGAGACACGATTTCTAAATTTGCCAGTAGCGCGGTACGAACACTGGAATATGCCCTTGGTCAATTATTGGCAGATGCCATTAAGAAGGTCATCAGTTTTATAGGCGACCTTATAAAAGATGTTATCGACGCAGGGGATGAGTTTTCGCGCCTCCAGATACGTTTGCAACGCCTGAACTTCAACGCACTCACCGAATCCGGCATGGAATACAACGAAGCCATGAAGGAGGCAACCAGACTTACAAAAGAGCAACTCGACTGGACGATACGCCTTGGCGCAAAGACTCCTTACGACGCCAAGGATATTGCCAACATCTACACCCTTGCGCTCGGTTATGGCTTTACAGCCGACGAAGCGAAGGGATTGACAGAAGCAGTTATCGACTTTGCGTCCGGCATGGGCTTGACCAACGTGGAATTGGAGCGAGTGGTCATCAACTTCGGTCAGTTGCGGCAGCAGGGGAAGTTGAACGGGCAGGACTTGCGCGACCTGGCGCGCGGCGCGTTTGTTCCTATTAATAAAATTCTGGCAATCACAGCAGAAAAACTCGGTCTGACAACCGAGGAGTTCAACAAACTCAAGGCTGCTGGGAAATTGTCCGCCGATCAGGTGGACGTATTCATCCAATCCTTTGAGGAATTTGTTGGAATAAACTTCAAGGGCGCGGCGGAAGCATTAGGAACCGTGTTCAGCGTGGCGGCAGAGAACGTGCGCGGCATGATCCGCGACATGCTTGCTTCCTACGTTGTGTTTCCCGTATTTATGCAACTCGGCGGTTGGATACAGGGAATCGTGGACGCTATTGCCGACAGCGATACGCGCTGGAATAAACTTGTTGGCGCCTTACAGGTTATTGGTCAGACAATCACTCTCATTGTCGATGATCTGCTCGAAATGGTTCCGTCCACAGAAACAATAGCAGACAAGATCGTTGATGCTGTTCAAAAGATTTCGGCGTGGTTTTTCAAGAACCACGATGTTGTCGTTGAGTGGGTTAGGAACGCGGTCAAGTGGTTCAAAAAATCCTTTTTACCAACGCTCCAAAAGGTATGGAAATTTATATTTGGAGATAAGAAAGAAGGGGAGAAAGGCGCTCTCGCTGGCTTTTTTGATTTTATCGAGAGGGTCGCTCCAGGCGTAGAACAAATGATTAAGTGGATAGTAGATCAACTCACCACCTTCTCAAATTGGGTTACAGAGAACAAACCGTTGATTGATGAGTTCTTCTCCACACTTGGAGAGATCGTCTCTGATGTTCTGGAGGGATTGTTCGGAGAAACCCCAGGGGAAGGCGAGGGTTTCCTGGGAACTCTCAAGACAATCATGCAATGGGTAATTGACAACAAGGATGGAATTGCCGAGTTTATCGAGAACTTTGTTCGCCTCGCCGTTGTCTGGGAGATAGTCAAGACTGTGGGGGGAGTTGTTATTGGTATTCTTCTCATACTTGTCGGAGTGATACTCTCCATCATTGGCGTTTTTACAATGTTGGGACCCGGAGCGGTAATTGGCCTTGCCTTGTTGCTTGCGGCAGTAGCCGGAAGTTTGCTTAGCGTTGACGAAAAAATCGACGAGTGGGGTGCTGGAGTTATAGACAAATTTAAGGGGTGGTGGGACAAAACCGTAATTGATGTCGGTAATTGGGCAACCGAGATCAACGAAAAATTTGAGATATGGAAAAGCGATAACGCCACCAAGATAAAAGCGTGGGCAGATGAATTTAACGAAAACTTCAAAAAGGGTCTTGAGGAATCCGGCAATCCTGTGGACGCGTGGGCCGCCGAGACATTAACATCTATTCAGAAATGGGCGGATGAAACTAAAATCAAGATGGGAGAGGCGTCCACAAACATCGACGGTAGTGTAAAGGAATGGACATCCACTACGCTTACCGACATACAAACGTGGTTTGACGAAACCCAAAAGAAGGGAGAAACATGGTCCACTGAGTTTGACGGAACCATCAAAACGTGGGCTTCTACGACCATCGCAGACATTCGCGCCTGGGGTACGGATGCCGGTGTGGAGGTGGACAATGCCATTGCCGGATTTATAACAAAACTTCGTTCTTGGGGAGCCGATGCTGGCGTTGCCATCGATGAAAGTTTCGCAGACCTGCTTGGTAAATTCAGCACCATCTGGGAACAAATCAGAACTACTGTTACTCAAATACCGATATGGTTTGAGATTGGAGCAGATATGCTTCAGGGAATAATAGACGGCGTTGTGTCAAAAGGAAGCGAGTTAATTACGACGGTTGTCACTCTTGCGGTCGATGCCTATAACGCGCTCACCGCTGCACTTCAGACCGGCTCCCCGTCCAAGTTGTTCATGGAAGTTGGCTATTCCATTGACGAAGGACTAATCGCAGGTATCACCGGCATGGCAAAGGATGTAGGAAGCGCAATGGGTAGTGTGATGGGACAGGTGACTGCACCCGCAATGGCTGCCACCGCATCCCCGGGCAGGTCGATCTCGAACAGTTACCAGAACACCCGGAACTACAACCTGAACATTACATCCGGTGCGAACTCGGAGGACATCATCTCCGACTATAATATGCTGGAAAGCCTGGCAGGATAAGATGGCGACACTTCGGATTTGCGTTCCTGACGCTACCACGAACTACATTGAGAACCCCGCCTTCCGCTACGCAACAACCGGATGGACTGCGGTGGGATCCGCTTTGACGCGTGTCCTAACCGAAGCCCGGTGGAATGTGGCATCCTGTCGGGTGGTGACGAACGGCTCGGCGTTGTACGAGGGTTTGTATTATCGGGTGAGCAGGTTATCTGGCATCAGCGAACCGGTCTCTGCAAGCGTGTACGTGCGGGGAAGCGGGACGGTGAGATTGCGCCTGATCGACAACCCATCCGGGCAGCAATGGACAAGCAAGGCAAAAAGACTGCGCACAGATCGTTGGTTGCGCCTGACCGTTACAGGGCGTTCCACGGGCTCGGATGACATGCGCCTGTATGTCGAGACAGACAAGACTGCGCAGGCCGTCACGTTCTATGTGGACGGCGCGCAGATGGAACGACACCCCTACTCCACGACCTACTGTGACGGAGACCAGGAGGATTGTATGTGGGCGGGAACCAGTCACGCCAGTCAGTCCAGTCGAACTGGTTTCACACGGGCAGGTGGACGCTGGGTGAGTATTGCGGGATGTGAACGGGACGACCCGGATATTTACTTGACGGTGATTGGCGGGATGGGCGTGGCTCCCATTCGGAACAACACGCAGTCCTACGCCAACGCTCCGGGCTCCTACCACCAGAACTCAAAGACACTGGACAGGGTGGTGACGCTTTCATTCAATGTCAAGGCTGCCGATACGAGGCGGAAAACGCTCGAGGCATCCCTAAAGAAACTGCACCAACTCCGGCAGAAACTATTCGATGTCATCAAGCCGGACCGCACCCCGGGAAGTCAGGAGTTCCTGATTGAATATCAGGACGGCGCCTACCCCATGTATTTCAAGGCTGTCTATGACGGCGGGATGGAAGGCGAATGGGACATTCGTAACCAGTGGATCAACTCATTCCCCGTGCGCCTTCTGGTGGTCTCCCCATACTTCACAGAGGACACACAAGAAGCTGCGCAGTTGGGCATCCGGGACGAAGCCACGGTCAATTACATCATGCAGCGTTTTGATGGACAGTGGAGCGAGATGAACGGCGGAATGAACGCGGAAGTGCTGGATATGGCAATCGGCAGCCAGGGCGAAATCATTGCGGTCGGCAACTTCATCCTGGCGAACAATAAGGTGACAGCCATTGACCCGCAGATATTCGCCAACTACGTTTGTTATTGGGACGGCAGGCAGTGGCGAGGCTACGGTACTGGCGCGGACGGCATCATCAACGCAGTGGCAGTGGCGCCCAACGGAGACGTGATCGTCACAGGCAACTTCACGAACATTGGAGGCGCGGCAGCCAACCGGATAGCCAGATGGGTGAAAGCCACTTCCACATGGACCGCACTCGGCGCTGGACTTACCGGAGGCGCAGGCTTCGATGTGGCAGTTGCGCCTAATGGAGACGTGTATGTAGTCGGCGCGTTCACTCACGCAGGCGGACAACTCATGCACTACTGCGCCAGGTACGACGGTGCGTGGCACTCGCTAAGTTCGCAACCAGGTCTGAATAATTACGTCTATGCAATAGCAATCTCAACAGACGGCTCTTATGTCTATCTCGGAGGTGATTTCACGGACGAGTGGGGAGACCCGGCAACTTTGGATATTCAAAAGATCGTTGGGTACGAAGTATCTGGAAACTCATTCTTTGAACTTGGCGACGGCTTTGACAACACGGTTCTTGATCTTGTGTATGCTCCCTCTGGAAGGCTATATGCCTGTGGAGAGTTCACGCTGGCTCCTGCAACATCAGATCAACTTCGATATATGGCGTATTGGAACGGTGCGCAATGGGCCGAAATAGGCGGAGGCGCAGATAACACTGTAAGATGTTTGAGCGTATCTAAATCGGGCTACATTCTTGCTTGTGGCGATTTCACTACGCTCGGAAATGTGAACTCGAAATACGTCGGATATTGGAACGGGTCGTCGTGGGTTAATCTTGACGTGGCGATTAACGCCCCGGTGTACGCCATAATGTTTGACCAATATGATAATATTTTTACGGGATCTGGAGTTGTTACAGAGTTCGCATCCATTACCCCTGTTAATAACATTGGAACGGCGGAAACCAATCCAATCCTTTACTTGATAGGACCCGGAACATTGCGGTGGGTCGAAAATCAAGTAGCGCAGAAACGCGTTTATGGAGACGTTGAAATTCTTGAGGATGAGGAGGTGATTTTAGATTTTGCAACGGGGAAAATAACAAGCACCGTGCGCGGAGATTTAACCTATACAATTCTTTCCGGCTCGGATATTAGCGCCTGGAAACTGCTTCCTGGAAACAATGATATTGCCGTTTTATTTATAGAGGATGTTGGCGCCAGTGCATACATGTACTATGTGCCCCGCCACTGGAGCGCAGACGCAACCCAACGCGGAGACTCGTTGTAATGCCATCAACATACCAACTTTGGCTGACAGACGACGTGGGCACGCGTCTGTTGGAATTAAAAAACTATGCCTTTATATCCTATTCTCGCTCCCTGCTTGGACTTGGAACATTCAACATCGGTATCCCCTATAAGCAGTTTGTTACAGAGATTTCGCCATATTTCGAGGTTGACAGACGCGTAGAGGTGTGGAGATCGCCGGATATAGGCTACCCGTTGCGCAGGGAAAATGTATATCTTCTTAGAAAGCCACGTATTTACACAAGAGAATCGGACAGTGTGCAAATCCTTGAACTGTTTGGGCGCAGCCCCATTGATCTTTTGCGCAGAAGGGTAATCATTCAGGCTGCGGGTTCAATATACACAACCAAAACCGGCACTATTGACGATATTATGAAGCAAATTGTTCGGGAGCAAATGTTATACAACGATGCGTTGGACGAAAACGGAGCAGTTGATAACACGCGGGCGTATCCGCAAACTGGTTTTTTTGTTCAGGAGAATTTATCTTTGGGGCCGTCTGTTAGCGTAGAATACGCAGACAGAAACGTGTTGGACGTTCTTAACGAATTAAGGGATATGAGTTTTCAAAAAACGAAGGAAGATAGCGCAAATATCCGCATTGGATTTGATGTAACACCAAGCGAACAGGACGCGGCTCTGCGTTTTATTCTGGAGGAAGATTACGACATTATCCTGGACGAGGACGGCATTTTACTAGAAGCGGAAGATAGTGCTGCCGTCTATTCAAAAAACGGATTTCGCTTTATCACTTATGCAAACCTGTATGGATTGGACAGGACCAAAGGAACAGTGTTTTCTGTCGAAAACAACAATCTGCGCGCTCCATTCTATTCCAAGGATCATCTCGAAGAAGTGAATACTGTTATCGTCAAGGGACTTGGGCGCGGTGACAGTCGTTCTGTCAGTATTGTTCAGGATCAAGAGCGTGTGTATTCAAGCCGCTGGAACCGTTGTGAGAGTTTTTTGGATGCCGGTAACGAACCGGATGCGTCAAATTTGGACGATCTGGGCAAATCCGCGCTGTGGGATGGAGAGCCGATTGAGCAAGTCACGGCTGTTTTTTTAAGCGTTCCGCAAAGTCAAGATTCTCCAAGTTCTTTGTATGGTATTGATTGGGATTTGGGGGATTTGCTCCCGGTAGAATATGCAGGAAAAAGGTTTGATTGTGAGGTGGTAATTGTATATGTTTCAATCAACGATAGAGGTCAGGAAAATATAACCGGAAGGAATGAGGTCGATAATTCTGGAGAGCAAACGTGAGTCAATTTAATCAAGATGACCCCCAACTGCGCATCATAAGGGAACTTGCGAAAATCAAAGCAGATATACGCAGGTCTGATTCTGTACAATCTCCCTATGATGTGGCAAACGAAAATACACCGGATCAGATTACGATTAACCCAAACGATTATGACCCCGGGAACTATTCTGTTTTACGCCTCTCAACGGACGCGGCAAGAAACATTACGGGAATTTCTGGAGGCGTCAAGGGACGTTCGCTTCATATTATAAACGTAGGCACATTCACAATTACGCTCATATACAATTCTGCTTTGTCAGTGGCGGCAAACAGGTTTTACATAAGCACCGCCAGTAATTACGCTTTGGCAACCAACAAGATAGTGGATTTATATTATGACAGTACGATTGCAATGTGGCGAATTATTGCTCCAGGGTCATCGTGATATAATGATGTTGTGAGGAAAATATGGCAAAAATCTCAGATTTCGCAGACGGGGGGGCGCCGCAAAACGCGGACGAGTTTGCTGTTGCGCGCGTTGGAAGCAATTTCAAAATAACGTGGTTAAACATTTTGACATTGCTCGGTACAATTTATGCCGCAATAGCAAACAGTGTTACGGGCGGAGACTCTCATGATCACAATGGCGGTGATGGCGCGCAGATAAACCACACTGCATTATCCAATATCGGCACAAATACGCACGCTCAGATCGATGCTTTTTTGGCGGTGTCTGGTTCTTGGACTACCGTTAAAAAAACGGCCGACGAGTCTGTCAGTTTGGACACCACCCTAAGCACAGATGGCACCTTGCAGTTTACGGCCACCGCAAATAAAACATACGCGGTGCGTGGCAGAATATGGTTTTCGACTGCCGCAACTCCCGACTTCAAATATCGTTTTGCGTTCGCCGGAACATCCATGTGGATTTTACATACGTCTTATCCGGCAGGAAGTTCTACGCCAACGGTCACAAATGACAATGCAACCCCCGGAACAACAGTCGCCCTCTTGGGCGCCGCGTATGGGGGATATATTGAGTTTGACGGAGTGCTTGTTTGCGACGGCAGCGCCAGGGTGTTGGGTTTTCAGTGGGCGCAGAACACTTCGGATGCCGCCAACACAACGGTCAATGCCGGCTCGTATTTAGAATACATCCAGGTAAATTGACATGCCAAGAATATCAGATTTAAGTAGCGGCGGCGACCCAAGAAGCGCAGACGAATTTATTGTCGCAAGGGGCGGTGCATCAAAAAAATTAAACTGGTCATCCATACGCGCCGTGCTAGATCCGCTTTATATTCCGTCGGGCGATGCGGGGCTGGTTACAAACGGAAACTCTCATGATCACAATGGCGGTGATGGCGCGCAGATAAACCACACTGCATTATCCAATATCGGCACAAATACGCACGCTCAGATCGATACTTTTTTGGCGTCTTATTCAGGAACGGCAAAAAAAGCCGCAAATGAAACCATTAATAACAGTGTCGTTGGTGTATGGGATGATTCCCTGTATTTTACAATGTTGCCAAACAAAAGGTATTCAATTCATGGCGCAATGTTTGTTTATTCCAATGCCGCGGCAGATTTTATAGTCGCTTTTCATCATCCTGCCGGAACCGGAAATGTTGTCGTATTCAAATCGGTAAGTTTTGATGTTGGTAGTGCTACGCCAGTACACGACATCAGCATTGGATCGTCCATTGGTGTTACCATTAATGGCGCCGCTTCTGGTATTGGTGTTATTCGTTTTGATGCACTACTCATCCCAATCGTTGCCGGAGGAACATTTAGAACTGGTTGGGGGCAAGTCACAGCAGACCCAAGTAATACAACGGTATATGCCGGTTCTTATATGGATTATGTACAGATTAACTAAAATGGGCGAAATATTCGGTCCTGATCATTATTGGGCGGATTGGTGCAAGCGAGACGAGAACAACCAACTCGTTTATTGCGGAATCGACTTTGCCAAAGCCAAAGCCAACGGAGTGCGTTTTGTTGGGCTGAAGGGTTGCGACGGACTGGAGCCGACCCCGTTCTTTCACGAGGCGTATCGGGATGCGACTGCGGTCTTTGGGAAGTACGTCCTGATATACTGTTGGTTGGATGCGGCAATCTATGCGGACCCCAAGGCGCAAGCGACATTTTGGTACAACGAAGTTGGGAAACTCGGAAACCCGATTGCCATAGACTTTGAGCGTTATCTTGACAATATTCCGGGGAAGGACGAACTCTGGGCGTCCGGCTATCGGATGCGGGAGTTGGGTTTTCGCAAGGTGCTGATACCATACTCCAACTGGTCATATTGGTTGGAACACGCAAGCAACTCACCTGCCTGGTTGGATATATTTGACGGAATCTGGTTGGCGGATCCCGACAGTCCGGTTCCAACTCCCCCCATCTGGGCTCCTGGAGAAGCAGGCAAGAAGGCGCCTTCTCCGTTCCCGGATTACCTCATCCACCAGTATTCATGGACAGGAGACCCGGAGTTTTACGGCGTCCCGTACAAGAAGGCTGTGGACGAAAACAGGATACAATCAGAAGCAGACCTTGCAAGACTGTTTGGCGGAACCATACCGCCAGAACCACCGGAGGAACACATGAATAAAATTACGATCACCTGGAGAGACGGGGCAACCAAACGCGCGCAACCTTATTACCCCGCCACCCCCACGGACGGCGTCCTGCCTTTGGGCGCGGTCGTCTATTCAGACAAGGAGCAGGTGCTAGACGCCTATGGAAACAAGTGGATCGAACTCACGGACGGTTGGTTCATTGCGACCGTGTATGGTGGCGCGCCACGCTGCACCATCGTCCCTGTGACAGTACCGCCCGTGGACACGATCTCGACCACCCTGGTCTTTGATGACACGGGTGAGACGTACAAGGGTACGCTCACAAAGCAGTAGCCCGCGGTACACTAAAACGCCTCGCTTTATATTGGATATTGTGATATTATTCGATATAAAGCGAGGTAACAGTGAAATGCCGTTTGTGCGGAAAGCATACAAAAAAACATATTTGTGGGGGTTGTGTCCGCAGAATAAACACGTGGGGAGAGTGTGGATATTCGGAAATGAGAAGCCTTCTTTCGTTTTCGGAGATTGAGGTTGAAGAGGTTTATCGTTTTTGCGAAAAGTATTATATTGGAAGGTCAAGAGTAGAAAATGAAAAGAGATCAATATTCAAAGTGTCAATGAGAATACTCGGCTGGAAAGGGAAAATCGTTGGGAGGCATAAAAAATACAACGACTATCTTCATGTCCGAAACGCAAATATAGGAAAACACAATAGGGAGGGAACGAAAAAAACATTTTGCGAGATTTGTAAAGCAAAAAACGATTTGCGACTGCACCATGTCGTTCCTGCGTCTTGGGGAGGCGCCTTCTTTTTCCCGGATCTTGTTGTAACTCTTTGCGAAAAATGTCATCGAGAAATACACGCAAAACTAACAAAGAGGTTGACAAGAGAGTTGAAAATAGGATATTTTTCTCCACACATGGATGAGATAAAAAGACTGGCATGTTCTATGTTTGATTTTCAAATATAAACCACAACTTAGGTTAAACCATATATGAGAACCATAACCATCCACGCCACGCGCAACGCCACGCCTCCACTCGTCATCCCGGAGGAAATACGTGGGAAGCGGGAGTTCATGCTCCACGACTTCCAGTGTGATGACGACAACTTCAATGCTTATTATCCACGCGTCTGTAATGCGGACGGCACCCCGCGCTTGGTGGATGGGGAACCCATCGGACTGCCGGAGACAGAGAAGGCGGGAGAGAACGCCTACGACATTCTGTATGAGCCGTTCCAATGGATGTGGTTTGAGTTGGTGGTGGAGAGTGCCAAAGTGAATGGCGTTCTGACCATCCCGTTTGAGGTGCTGAAAACGCAAAGGTGGCCGGACTTGCTTGCCGGAGATAAGGCGTTCTGCAACAAGCGCGGTGTCATTCGCAACCCCCGTACCGAGAAGCGTTATTACGACTTCATCAACCAAACGTCCAACCTGACCGAGGAACCCGCAGGGAAGGAACGCGTCACAACCTGCGGCAACCAGGTGATCATGTGGGGCGGAGAAAAAAGCATCGGCGGCGTGCCGTTCCAGGGCGTCCTGTGTCTCGAAGCCACGAAACTTCCGACTTCAGCGGAAATCCTCGCTCACCCCCTGTACCGATACTTCATCCACACGGCGACCACATGCAGACCGGAACCGGCATACGCAGAGAACTTCCCGCGCAGAGCAAAGGCACCGCACGGGACATACGTGGTCAATCCATTCCCGCACCTGGGCGGACTGGATGTACCTGTGCCGTTCGTTTCATCTGGCGGAGAACAAGTGGATCTGATGGGACTGCACTGCTGCGTGAACTATATTGCCACCCGCAGGCTTGTCCTGCTCGATGACAACGAGATGCCATCACCCTACGTGCGCCTCAAGCGGTGATTCGTCGGTGTACTTCCTGATCGTCGGCTCCTTCATGTCGATGGAGACAACGTACATTCCAAAGTCCCACTTCCTGTGACGGATGGTGGTCATAATTGTAACCACACTCGCAAGCGAACTTGCGAGTGTGTATATTACATCATCCATGACGGTTGGGGGTTCTGGTTCCATTTATTTGTTGTCCGGGTCTAATATAAACATCGCAATATGCCTGCCCGTTCCCTTGTGCGCGGTTTTGTCCTCGATGGCTCTCCATTGAACATCTTTTAGGTTTCGGACTTTTGCGCCTGCATCCAACAACATTAAAACCCACTTATCAATCGGATAAACCATTACGACACGCTTGCCTTTTTTGAACTCCTCGATACATTTTCGAGCCCACGCCGTTGCCCCTCGTTTCTTTCCGTCCTGATAAACAATTGCGCCAAAAGGAGGGTTGACATAGTTAGACTGACCCCATTCTGCGGTCAAACCATCAAAATCATCCGGTTTGGGGTAGGGACAAGGGTCAAAGTCGAAGTTGAACTCGGCACGCAGATCATCCATTAATTCGTCTGGCGTCAGCCAGTAATGCTTTCCATCTTTCGCGCCTTGAGTAAATGTCATTTTATTCTCCCGACGCTTCGCCAGTGCCCATCGATGTATTCCTTGATGATCTTAGCGGGGTTGCCCTCGACCATGCAGTAGGGCGGGATGATCATGCCTCTTACTACTGACCCGGCTGAAACAACACAGTGATCCTGCAACCAACAGTCATAAAGCAGCGCCAGAGAGCCTACAAAGACGCCCTTCTCTATCCAGCACCTTTTCAGCACCATTTCGCCTACACCACCCTGTTTTAGGTCATGGCTGGCAGTCAGGATGTTCACCCTGAACCCAAATGTGATGGATTGGTTGCACCGCATCTGTAGATCACCACGGAAGTCAATCAACCCGATTTGCCTGTCCCAAAACCACTGCGGCTCGAGGCCGGACACCTTGGCGGGATCATATTCTCCGAGGATGGAACCACGCTCTACGAGGAGTTTCAGGTAGTCGGTCAATTATTTTCCCTGCCACGAAAGCGCACCAGCGCATAATCCGACGAAGAAAAAGATACCTGCAATGGTGTAGGACTGCGGTTGTAATTCGACAAACCTAAGAACAATCAGCCATAACAGGGCGAGGAATGACAACCACGATGCAAGTGAAATGATCTGTGATACTTTCATTCTTGCTCCTCTGAGTCGTCATCAAACGGTTCGCGTCCTGCGGGAAGAAGGCGCGATAGCGTTTCCTTCATTTGCCTTATTGTATCTTCGTGCTTTTCCCTCGAGATCAGATTCGGCACATACACACTGACAGGATTGACCTTGCATTGTTCGGCGGTCAGCCCGGCAACCTCCTCGCTGACCATCGTCACGCAGTACAGTGAGGTCTCTCCATAGAACTGCGTGAATGCTGGATATTCGCTTGTTGCAGGCACGTCCACGCGGAGCATCGGTGGTCCGAGTTCCACGCTTTTCTGGATTAAGCCAGACACAACCTTGCGTCCCATCAATTCAACAACTGCCCATTGACCAGAATTTTCGTTCTCCATTTTTCTCCTTAAGAATGATCACCAAGCCACTCGAAAGTTTCGGTTATGATCTTGCGCCCGTCTGTAGGTAAGTCGGGTTGGTTCAACAGAGTTGCGATTGCCTTGTTTGCTTTTGCTCCGAAGTATTCCCAGGTTCGTGTGTCACCATACCTGTCTCTGGCGTGTTGGTCCACGTCCCGGGATGAGATTTGACCTTCCCCATAGAAAACGTCCATAAGAAGGTTGAGAATTTGTTCGTTGTTCAGATGGTAGCGCTCCCTGGCTTCGTACAGGGCGCGGAAATGAGCGCGGTAAATGTACGGAGATTTTCTTGCACCACGAACAAACGAGGCGGCGCGCGGCATTTGGCGCAACTCTTTATAGATTTGATACGCGTGACTCAAATCTTCGACCGAATCAACAGAGATTCCCATGTCGGAGGCAAGTCCGATAGTTGCGCCCCTTTCGTACTTACCGACTATTTGACCACAATAAAACGCACTAACCCAAGTTTTTGCGTCGCCTTGGCGGTACGCCTCTGTTGCCTTGCGAAATAATTTTGCTAATTTCTCATCCATTTTCCCTCTCTGGAAAATTCAACTTTGCATATTCTCCGTGCAACCGTTTTGCGGCTTCGTCGTATGCGCGTGCCGCCTCTTCTATGGTTAGATACGATCCTAAATAAATAGGTTGCTTTCTTACTTGTATCAGCGCATACCATCTGTTTATGTTTTTCTTTTTATACGCCCCCCTATATCCAGTTGTGTTGTTCTCTCTTGTTTTTGAGTTCATTTGATTTTGAGAACAAGTACACACCCGCAAGTTTTCTTCTCGATTGTCTAACGTATCATGATTAATGTGGTCTGTGTACATTCCTTTCGGAGTTCCGGCTATAACAGAGTGCATAATAATTACTTTTTTACCGTCAATATATGATGTTCGGACTGCGTAAAATGAACGCATCTTAGGATCGTAATGCGCTTGCCACTTATGTTGACTTAGTTCATCGTACCACCAATCGTCAACCGTAGTTACTTGACCTTGCGTTAGGTGGATTTCTTTTGCCATGGTCTCCTAAAAAAGATTGGGAAGGCAGGGATGGGAGCAGCACCCATACCTTCCCATCTCAATTCATTTTATCAGGTTCCGCGCAGAATACAATATGACATTCGTCACTACTTCCTGCACAAATACTCATGCCATACCCAACGACTGTCCTCGATCATAGCCCAACCCAGGACGCCGTGCGACATCTCGCGGATCTTTACTTCGGTTCCAATGGGCAGGACGTACATAATATTGGTTCCGGCAGGCATTCCATAGACAGGGGCATCTATCCCGCAGATGACGTAAACATGGGGGTCATAATCAAGCGGGTTGTACACTTCATCCGGGGTGAATTGGCTCTCTGTCAGATAGTTGGCACAGACCCAATGTTCCTGGTTGGAGACATGTGCCCAGGATTGGCACTCGTCAAGGTTGGCATCGTAAAGCCAACTGTCCACCAGAACGACGGAGCCTTCCGGGTAAAAGCCAACGTCAAGGCAGGTTACGGAGGGGCAAGTGCGTTGGCGCAGGTCTGTGGTGACAAAAAACACTCTTGGCGGGTAAGTTGTGACCGTCGAGGTTGGCGACTGTGTTGCAGATAAGGTTGGCAACGGGGTTTCTGAGGGTTGGCGATACCTGTTTTCCAGAGATGAACAACCAACTATCAAAGCGCCGACCATCAATAGCAGGATAAGATTACGGTTCATTGGTTTTTCCTTCGGTTGGCACAGTCGGCACTATGGAGACGATCTTATTATCCTCGACTTTGGCATTCGGGATGATGATAACCAACAGTGGAATGCCTCCGTTTCCTGGAACCTCCATTAATTCAACTTCCTTGCGCTTCGCCAACTCTCCGATGTACTCAAACGTCAGTATTTTCATCAGATCGGTGGGTTCGCTTCCATTGCTCGAAGGCGTTCCTGTGAAAGAGATAGTCATTTGTTGGCCTTGATCCTTTCCGGCCTTTGCCGATATAACGTACAGACTTCCTGTGCTTGTCTGGAGTGCGCCATACCACTCCTCTAAGTTCGCCAGTTTTTGCGTTAATTCGCCATTCTCGCCTTGGTTCTTTATCCGTTTTGATTATACTGACAAGATGGGCATTTGCAAGGCGCGGGATTGATTCTGCAAGTGCCTCTGGCGAAATCAAAAAGAAGGCTTGGGCTCCTCGGGCGGTTCGGGATCCTTGTAGATGGCAGGATTGACAAACACCTCTTCTTTACCGGGTTTGTTGATGTCGTCCGTATCGTAAGTCGGAGGATAGTGCAATCTTTTGGAAATGGGCGCAACCTTCCAATCCGGGTCCTGATAGTTCATAATCCCGTCTCCATCGTCATCCTCGAGCATCTGCGCAAGGATGGGATAACCCATGGCTTTTGCGGTCTTGGCAGCCTGCCCGGGACCGGGGAATTGCTTCCTGATCTCCTCAAGGCGTTGCGACAGTTTCGCCATGCTCTCGATCTCGGCTTGGAAGTCGTTGGTAGTTTCCTGTAATTCGAGACGGGAGGCAATGCTTTTCTGTCGCTTGGCCTCAGATTTACTGCCTTCATCGATCATCCACCACCAGGCAAGCATGATAGCCTGGGCGCCGGTCAGGATGATCACAATACCCCATAGCAGGGCTGCGTTAATTGAGATGACGTCCACCAGATAGTCCAGGAAGGCGAGGACAAGGGAGAGCAGGATACCGCCAACTGTGCCAACTGCTGCAATATTGCACTGGCTCTTGTTGCTGTACTTGCGGGAATGCGGGTACAGGAAGTCCCACCAGAACAATGCCAACACACCGGAGACGATGACTGTGACCGAGGCGAGCAAGATACTGCCGGTCATCTTGGCGACCACATCGAAAGCGCGCACATCCAGTGAGATGAAGATGATATTGGCTGCGATCAGGGCGAGAGTTGGCACGATCTTGCGCTTGGTCTGTTCCTTCTTTTCGTGCTTCTGCTTCTCCAGATTGACTTCGGCAGAGCGTTTGTTTTCAGCGAGATCTGAAATTTGTTTCATTTGGTCTCCTTCGTTATTGAAAGAATTGTGCTGTTTTGAAAGAGGGCGTATTTACCAGTTACCTCATTACGGCAACTTGTGAACGAGTCGTTGACTTGGACATACGAACAAACAACAGTTGTTCCATCAACAAATCTTATAACTCCCCCCCCCCTTCAATACCGACAGTGAAAAGACACACCGAGAACACGATAAGCGCGGCGACAACGAGAATAAACAAAAGTCCACCAACACGATCGTTCATTTTTTCCTCACTTCCATTGTCTGAATGACCTGCTTGACACAGGTTTCCGGGTCTTTGCGCAACATCGTTGGCGAGAAGCGCAGGAGAAGCCAACCGAGCGTGGCGGCGATATTATACTTCTCCAAGTCCCGGTCCATCATGTGCTTTCCGCCACCCGGCGCGCCCCAGGCGTTGCCTTCCACCTCGATTGCGACCTTGTAGTCCGGGAACGCAAAATCAAAGCGGTGTTTCCTGCCGAGGTGCTTGTCGAAAGGATATTCCGCCTCGGGCTGGATGAGTGTGCCGTACACTTTCCAGATGAAAAGGAACTCCCCGGCGCGGTCAGAGTGTTGCATTATGGCACTATCCGACCGGCGATCAGTTCGATCTCGTCAGGGGAGAGAGTGATTTCGCCATTGGAAAGACGTTCAACTTCGTCAGAGAGTTGGTCGGCGGTCTTGTTCCAGGCACTCCATAGCGCGGGGAGGACAATGTGCAGGCGCGTGATGAAATGGTAACGGATAGCCTTTGATTCGGACTGGCTGAACTTTTCCCCAAAGTTGTTTCTTGGCATAGCGGTCTCCTTTTGCTCTATTCTACTCTCACTCTCTCGCCTTGTCAATCTCCCGATACAGTTCGGAATTATTCTCCTATTGCTGTGAACTGTGCAACCAACCCTTCGGATGGGTGCCAGAGGAATCCTTCCGCAGCCTTGACCGACCCGACGAAGCCATGGTCATGCGTCCAGGTATCTGCCGGGGCGAGGGAACGCTGCACCCGGATGGTGACGCCCAACTTCTCGTCAATGCGCAGTTCCAGGGACTTCTTTTTGTGTATGTGGGCGATATGCCATTCCCGGACTTTCGACTTTCCCCACAGGAGAGGCACTTCGGTTGCCATGATGGAAGGGAGTTGATCCACGTTTTCGTAATCTCCGTGGGTGAAACCGATCAGGTTCGTGCCATACAACTTGTACTTGCGTTTGTTCGCCTTATTATCGACCTCCACATTTTGATTGTTCCTGAAGTAGCAGTCGAGAGAATCCCCCATGTAGAATGACCTTTGTTCGTCGTGGTTGCCCGGGATGATAAGGACGCTCACCGGGGCTATCTGCATACAGGTCTCGATCATCTCACAAGCCAGTTGCCGACCGAGGCGGAATGTTTTCGCCCACCTGGTATCCTCCTGCTGTGGGGTGCCGTTGACCGTGGTGTCGTGCTTGTTATCGACGTTGAACCAGTCATTGCCGACCGGAAGCAGCACCTTCGAGATCTTGAACTTGTCTGCATAGGACAAGAGACGGGCAAGGGCTTTCTGGACAGTCTTGCGTGCGATCTTGACATCGTAGTCCTTACCGCTTTCCTCCGCCCAGGCTAGGCGGCCGAAATGTAAATCGGGGAAGTCGATTTCGTAGATCAGGTTCTCCGGCGCCTTCGGGTACTTGATGCGCGCCACCTTCGGGGAGTGCTTGCGCAGGTCTGCCAGGATGTCATCGACCGCCTTCCTTGCGTGGATCTCATCGGTCTTGCGGACAAGCCAGAGTTTGACGCGGTACACGGGTTTGGCAATGATCTTGCCTGTGTCGTGGACATCACCTTGCAGCACTTCTCCGTCCCTGACCACCCATTCCACAGACCTATCCTTGCGCCACCCTTCGTCCACGCCGCATGTCCAGCGGTCCACAGCCCATTCAGTTGTGTCGATGTTGCAGGCTCGGATGGCGTCCTTCTCATTCATCACACGCTCATGCACAAAGGCTTCCATCTCGGCCTTTTCGCCCTTGACGGACAACCGCATTTTCCCCGCATCTGGTTTCTGATACTTCTTGCACTTCTTGCACTGAAACCATGCTCCCCTGTTCGCCCACTCCGTTCCCCCGCAGTGGTCACATTTGAGTTTTTGCATTTGACCTCCGTCATCTATGCGACAATTTTACTCCAAAACGGCGGTTAGTTTTATGGCTTGCTCATACGCCACCTTCGACTTTACTCCGCAATTACGAAGTATCCGATACTTGCGGACCCTCTCCAGCATCTCCTCCTCGGTCTTGAGTTGAGCGAGGTGGAGACCTTCGGCAATGTGCTGGGCGGCGAATCCGTTTTCAGCGAGACCTTCCTGGACGATCAATTCTACGATTGTCATATCTTACTCCTTGCTCTCCATCCGTAAACGTACCCAAACAACCACCCAACTAGGTACGCTACAACTCCAATCATAATATATGTCATGGCTACTCCTTATCAAGAACGATTGAATTTTCGACTTCGTTACCGAACGCGGCCCACCCTTGTCGAGGGTGTCTTGCGAATAGTTCAAGATACTTCCTGCCGGGGTACAGGCGCTCGATCTTGCCATACTGCTCGTCCGGCTTCCGTGAGTGTTCCCGGATGGGTGTCACTATCAGGTTTCTTTCGCTTCGGGTGGCAACTTTCATGGTTCCCTTGACAGCCAGAAGGCAGGGTTCGGGGTTGGCGCGGGTGTAATATCCGAGACCGATATGGAAACCCATTCCAGACTTATTGAGTTTTACCCACTCGAAACCAAGTGTCCGATACCTGAATCCCCAGGCATTAATCACCCTTTCGGCGTCGAATATGCGAGGCCAGACCGCCCACATAAACAGGGCGCAGTTTTCAGCGGCAAGGTCGGCAATTGGCAAGGCGCAAATATCATCCACAGACATCACATCGTAATGGGCGGACGGGGTGCGGGAGTTTGCCTTCTTGTCCCACGTCTCGAAGTTCCACGGTGGATCTGCGAGGATGACGTCGTACTTCTGGGATTCAATCGCCAGTTTGGTTGAGGTGTCCATTATCCCCATTGCTCCGCCATAGCATCGGCAATTCCCTGGTAGGTTCGGCTTCTTTCCATCCACCTTGTCTTGCTGGGCGGGATGTTGTTCCTGCCGCTGGGTGTTTGGTTCTGCCATCGTCCCGATTCCGGCAGTTCAAGAATGTTTGTTGCAGCAAGTTTCGGCAGGTTTTTCAACCACAAGCAGGTGGATTTGCTTTCCGGGTGTCCGAATTGGAATGGTTGAATAATCTGGTCGGGCTTCCTTACTTGTGTGCTAATGCAACCAATGGGGTTTTCAAGCGCTATTTTTTCTATCGGAGCATTGAGCAGAATCCGCACAAAATCCAGTGCCTCGCCGGTCAATTTGCAGCGTTCCGGGCGGCGGCTATTCCAATGCAACCCGCTTGACGCTAAATACGTACATGGAGGATGAGCGATCATCATATCCCAACCGTCGTTCAGGATGTCCATTACGTCACCCTGATAATGTTTGCCGGGTCTTTCGGATGGCAACAGGTCGCAGGACATGGCGCCGTGCCCTCTGCTTGCAAAGGCATCCCGGACAATTCCGCTGAACTCACAGGCAACCAGTATTTTCATGTCAATCCTCTCCAAAGACATCTCTACGCCTGGTGTCGGGTTCGTTGAAATTAACGTGTCGCTTGGTGCAGTTCTCGAACTTGGTGAGTTCCTTGCGGAATAGAAGGTCCTCTTTTCCGACCCGACCGTTGCGGTGCTTCGCTATAATGATCTCGGCAATCCCGTTTTTGGCAGTGTCGGCTTCATACTGGTCAGGTCGGTAGATGAAGGCAACCAGGTCGGCGTCATTCTCGATGGATCCGCTTTCCCGCAGGTCGGACAGGATGGGACGCTTGTCTGCACGAAGTTCCACTGCCCGGGAGAGTTGCGCGGCAGCCCAGATGGGAACATCGAAGTCCTTCGCAAGCACCTTCAGTCCCGACATGACCTTACTGACCTCCAGTTGGCGCGTCTCGTAGCGCCCTTCCGCATCCGCCAGTTGCAGGTAGTCCATCATCACCATGTCCATCTCCCCGTACCGGGCTTCGAGGGTGCGTAGGGTGCGGGACATCTGCCGGACAGAGATGGCAGGCAGGTCACACAGGTACAGGGGAAGGTGCTCGATGTTCTTTATCGTGTCGTAATACTTCTCCCACCCTTCCGACGATAGGTTCCCCTTGCGTTGATCCCCGAATGACACGCCTGATTCCATGGCGATCAGGCGCATGGCGAGTTGGATGTTCGCCATTTCCAGTGTGAAAAACGCAACTCTTTTACCTCCCTTGACCGCGTTGTGCGCCATATTCAACAGGAGCGCGGTCTTACCCTGACCGGGACGGGCGGCGAGAATATGCACGTCCGGGGCGCAGGCGCCATCGTCCAACAGCCTGTCAAGGTCACAGAAGCCCGTAGGAACGATTTTGCGCCCTCCCTCGGATGATTTTATGGTTTCGTCACTGGCGACGCCCACGGCTTCTCCCAGGGTCATGGTGTGGGTATCCGCGGTGTGGTTTGGAACCCGTACATCTGAAAAAGCGGCAATTAAGTCCTTTGAGATTTCCGAGGCGCTTCTGCCGTTCTCCGCCCATTGGTATCCACGCTTGCACAATTCGATCTGCCGGCGTTTCGCGGCGTAATCCAGGACGTTGTTGGCGTAGGTGGGGGCGTTCCCCGGGAACCCTTCCTCCCGGATGTAGGCGAGGGCGTTGCGACCCGACTTCCCGCCAATCCCGAAGTCCGCCATCATACCGTTGCGTTCCAGTTCGTCTCCGACCGTGATCACGTCGATGCCCATGTTCCGTTCCCGCAGGGACAGCATGGCGTCCCACGTCCAGCGCAGGACATCCGACAGGAAGTCATCCCGGGTCAGTATGTCGTGGACCAACTCGATCTGCTTCGGTGCCTTGAGCAAGGAACCGATGAGTGCCTTTTCTGCCTCGAAGGTCAGGTCGTTATTCATTGGGCAAACTCCATCTGGCTTTGTCTTTGATATTGCTCTATTCTTTTGTTTGAAAGTTCAATATATTCCGGCTGTAATTCAAACCCGACGAAATTCCTTCCCGTTTTAATGGATGCGATTGCTGTTGTTCCGCTTCCGCAAAATGGGTCAAGCACGGTATCGCCCTTATCTGTGGAAAACAAGATGGCTCGGCACGCAAGATTTACTGGCATTTGTGCCGGGTGCGCCTTCTCGTTTGTTCCGGGCTTTAGTATCGCCTCGGGATGCGAAACGGACCCGGCGTACACAAAGGGTATATCATCCCAATAATCAAGAAGTTGTCCTTTTGGCTCCGTTGAATATCCGCCCCACCGCAAATTCTGGCTTGAGATTTTCCTTGTTTGTGCATAAGTGTTGAATTTATATTCTGCCGTTTTTCCAAAGACAACGATGGATTGCGTGGAAGGCCAGAACTGCTTTTTGGCATGAGAGGCGGAAACATTTCGCCACTCGATTTTATTGACAAACACCCCGTGTTTTTCCATCTCGCACCCCATACGAAAAACATGGCGAGCAATGGTCATCAGATAGAATGTTCCGGTGGGCTTAAGTACCCGAAAGCCATCAGCAATCCAATCTTTGCACCAACTGTAGTAATCCGCCCGATTATCGTTACTTGCTTTTCCGCCGTATTTTTTCCCGATATTAAATGGGGGATCCGCAAATATCATATCTATGCTTTCCGACTCGGTGGATTTGAAAAGTTCAATGCAATCGCCTTGCAACAATGTAACTGTCATTTCTGCTCCATAAAACTCATCACATAATCCGCCACCTTATCCAAGTCCAGGCACGGCTTGACCGGGATGGGGTCGGTTTCGAGTAGATCAAGATAGTCCACGTAGCGAGCCTGGAGATCCACCAACACCGCGGAATCCCGGTCTGTGAACTCCTGCTGCTTTTCGACCTTCTCGAGCAGGGCGAGGGCTTCGTCTCCTATCTGGTTGACGATGGCGCGGGCTTCGGAGGAGGTCATTTTTGCGCCTTTCGGAAGTTTTCAAGAGAAACAAACATCTGCTTTTTCGCGGACGCTCGCGCTTTGGCGTCCTCATAAGCCAACCCGCTTTCTGTATGTCGTTTGAAAATTTCCACGTCCTCCGCCAACTTCTCTGCGGCGGATAGTTGCCTCTCTATTTTTTCAAGTTTAGTTTTCATATTTGCCACAAAATCATCATGTTGTTTTCGTAACTTAGCGATTGTTTCAAACATGTTTTCTTCGCTCATCCCTTACCTGCCAGTTTCTTGTCTGCCATACGGTGGCATTTTCCGCACAACCATAGAACATCAAGGGCGCGGTCATCGCCGTATCCACTCCAATGATGTGCCTCAATGCGCCCCGCCTCACCGCATACCTGACATTTCGTTGGTCTTATTATTTCTCCCTTCTCAACAGAAAAATTCAATCTGCGTTGCGCCCTTACTTTTTCTGCGTTATTCTCGCGCCACTCCTTTTTGTGCGCCCTTACTTTTTCTGGGTTGTTGGCACACCACTCAGCCCAATGATTTAAGTGGTCAGCATAACGGCGACTGATTTCCAAAGCCTGCTCAGGATGCGCAATTCTCCAACGCCTATTAGCCTCCCGGCATTTATCGCGGTGCGCTTTATTCCAATCGTTAGAACTGCTCATTTTTCATTACCTGCCTTTCGGAAGTCGGCAAGGGTTTGGACAATACGCGCGCTCAATATGTACCCAAATGCTCCCGCAACCGGCAATCGTTCCTCCACCGCCTCCGCCAACTTCTCTGCGGCGGATAGTTGTCTCTCTAACTCTAGACTCGTTTTGAGCAAGGATGAATATTCGCGCTTGGCAAGTTCGATTTCGGCGGTGAGTTCTCTATTGCCTTTTACCACCTGCTTCACTTCATCATCTGCGGCGGCAAGACGGGCGCGAAGTTGGTTGTTCTCAGCGAGTAGGGCGGAGAGGTCAATATCCTTCAAGATTTCTCCTGCAATTTTTTCGGCATATCTCTTTGCAATAATATTGTTTGTTGCGCTCATTCCTTCCTCGCTTTTTGAATCCTTCCGTATTCACGAAGCAAGTCAACAATAAGATCCTCTTGCTTTACCCTGTCTGCCGGGACATCGAAATTGCCGTAAAAAAGAGTGCCCACAGCATCCCACAATTTATCGGCAATAGTGAGTTCGGCATCCTTCGCGGCAAGTTCCTTCTCCGCCTCGTCTCTCCCACAGGAGCAGTGGCGATCACCAGAATAGACATAGAACGTGCATGTCCTTTTGTGCTTCTCAAGGAACTTCTCAAGCGGGGATAGGTTAATTTTGCTCATGACCTACCTGCCTTTAGGAATTGCAAGCACGCGCAAATCCACGCGCCAAGTTTTGTTTTATGTTCGTGGTGAACATAATCAGAACACGACCACGCTATTTTTATCCTATTTTTGCTCATGGCTCTCCTTCCATATCTTGTACTCCGCTGCTGTCATTTTGTTGCCAGTCTCCGGCTCCGGGACGTAGGGCTTGTGATATTCCGGGATGGGTTCGGAGGAAACCTGGGCACTGATCAGTTCCAGCCAGTGTTCTTGAATGCCCTTCAGGTCGTACTGTTTCCAGTTGAAACGCTTGTCGAATTTCCATGTCTCGGAGGCAGTTTTGATCTGTTCGGGAGTGACCTTGTTCTCGATTGCCCATTCCATGAATTGACGACCGTACTTCGTCTCGAAGTTGGGTGTGTATAGGAAATACTTTGCAAGTGCGTCTTTAATGGCTTTTGGACTTAGGGAGTATTTGATGATTCCATCAACCAGATCCCCGCTTTTGTTTGTCTTGTTATACTCTTGTTTAGGTGAAGTTTCTTCACCGATTCCCGCGTCAGAGTTCACTAAGTCCGCGTCAGAGTTCACTGGTGAAGTTTCTTCACTACCCGGAATTACGGGGTCAGACGTGCCGAAGGCGGCGTAAGAAAGTATCCTATAAACATTGTGGCCACGTGTGTTTTTTACTGTCAGATACCCCTCTTTCTCAAGTTCCCTAACCGTGTCTATGATCTCCCTGTTACTAAGGCCGGTGTCTTTCTGCATTTTTGCGATAGACGGGTAACTAACATAGTTCTCGTCTATTCTAATGGCAATCGCCATCCAAACAGAGAGGCGCGCGCCCTTAAGGTTTCGCATGGTCTCCAGGAATGCCATGGATATTTTCACCCACGCATCCTCCCTTATCTCAATGGGCTTCCCATTCCTGTCTGATTTGATTACCCTTTGTGGAGGGTGAATCTCGTATCCTTTCCCCAACATTTCAACCGCGTCTGTAATGTATTCTGATTGTTGCTCTGTCATAACAAAATCCTCCGAAACTTTGAGAGATGCTCAGGCGACGCAAGGGCTTTGATTGAATCGGCTGGCGTTGCCGAAATAACCTAAGCACCTCTCAAAATCCCGAAGGACTTTTATCGCCTTACGTCTGATTGTCACTCTTGCTGCGGGTTGCCATCCCACAACATCATTATAATCGTTTCCTTGTCGTTGTCAACCACTTGCCCTGCCGTCTATCCTGACTTATCGGCGATCATCAGTGCCTTGCACGGCAGGGTGGCGAACTCCTGGTTTGATCGGTTTGCACCTCTTTCGACGTGTGTTTATTCCGACTTTCTCATGCTCAACGCTAATTCGCGTCCACCAGTAGTCTCATCATAATCGAACACTTCAAAAACAAGGTAGTGACGAAAGTCATGTTTCCAGGAACTCGATGACATACTCATAGATGCCCTTGGCGCGCTTGTCGGCGTCCCGGTAGTGCTTGATCTGGCGTGCGGTCCCGATGCGCTTGCCCTGCGGGTTCTCGACCGGAAGCACCTTGCGCGGGGGTTCCTTGGCGTAGATGTTGACGTGGTTCTCCCGGTTGAACATCTTGTCGTACTTCTTGTGACGGGGGTCACGCTTGGTTTCATCGACCACTATCTTTTGCATTGGACTCCTTTTCCGAGATGTATCGGACGATGTGGGCATCGGCGCCACTGGCTGTTGCACACAGGGCGTAGGCGAACAATCCCATGAGGGGCATTACGATCAATCCAACCGGCAACAGGCAGACAAGGGCGTCCATGTTAAATCTCCTTTGCGCTTCCCTCCAGTATTTCCTCTCCAGATGGCTTCCTGCGACCTGGAGATCGGGACGGATGTGGTTCGGTAGGCGTTGGACATCACAATTCCTTTGCGATCTGAACCCGGCTCTCCTCGTCGGTTTCCGTGCCTGGCACTACGCCGAACTCCTTGGCGTACTTCTCGACCTTCTTGAAGTCGGTGGAGAGGGCGGCGGGCAGGTTGACGAAGCACCAATCCCAGACGCGGACGGCATCCACCACCTTGAAGGTCTTGAAGGTCTTGACCTCGACCTTGGGATGGACGTGTTTGTTGCCATCAATGGCAAATTGCTGCAACGCTTTTTCCTTGATCTCGTTGACCAGGCGCTCCTCCTCGCCTTCAGCCAGGGCGGACACGGCTTGCAGGGAGGTGTACTCATCCGACTTCTGGATTACATCGACCATCTCTTTCATGGTCAAACGGGCTTTCTCTTGTGATTCGCGGACTGTGCGAAGTTTCTCGAGCAGGGTATCCATGGTTACTCCTTTGCGGGTAGCAGGATGATGGAACGGGACTGGCGCGCAATGATGCGTGCCCATCCAAGTTGTTCCATGCAAGCCAGGTCGTAGTTGACGACACTGGTGGAGGTCTCGAACGCGTCTGCGATCTCACGTCGGGACGGGGTGATGGAGGTGCGCTCCTGGTACTTCTTGATCCAGTCGTACACCTTGCGCACCTTCTTTTCGTGCTGGGTTCCGATGCGGCGGGTGGTGGGCATGTTATTCGCCCTCCGCAATTACGCAACATTCAGACTTTTCCCGGATGAGCGCCCAAAGCGCCCTGGCTTTGTTGTCATAGAATGAGCACTCATCTGAGTCTCCGACAAGATACAGGGTTATTTTTTCCCCTGCAATTGCTGGCGCGCCCTCGGATGTGCGTGTTTCGTGGGTCGGTTCATAGCGCACATACGTCACGAGATCCAGATTTACAACGTGGTTTCCAATTTGTATTAGTTGTGCCATCTTATCCTCCTGTGACTGCCTTCTTGAACGCAGCCTTGATCATCGGCTTGGTGAACTTGCCGGACTTGATGCCTGTGGCAATTTCTTTGGCAGCCTGCCCGGTGGACATGTTCCACTTCTGGGCGGCGAACTTGACCGCCTCCACTTCCATTGGGTCGATCTCGACCGCGTCCGCAGCCTGTTCCTCTGTGCGGGGGAGCATGGACTTGGCGGGTTCTGGTTCGGACGGAACATATTTGCCACCAACAATCATCTCCTCGTTCTCGACCGTGGCGGACTCTGCGTCCACAACTTCAGCATCCCGGTCGGCGGAGAGGGCTTCCTTGAGTTGCAGGTTCTCGGTGCCGGACAGGTCTGCCCAGGACAGCAGTTGGCGCAGGACGGTTTTCATTTCCATTACATGGCGCTTGGAGGGGTCGCTCCAGTTGGGGTTGGAGTCATACTTCTGGACGTACTGCCGGGCGTGTTCCTCGATCTCCTGGCAGGACATATAGACCGATTTCTTGAAGCCCTTGACGGTCTCGAAGTATCCCATCCATCCAATCGTTTTCTTGCCCTGATCCCGGCGCACGGTGACATTGGCATACCCGGAGTAGCGGTGGTTGACACGTGACTGCGATTCCACTTCGGGCATGGTGACGAGCCCGTTTTCCAGTTGGACAACGTGCATACCGGTCAGGGGATCCTCCAGGACAGTCTGCCCTTCATAGATGGGGCCGACATTGATGATGTGGTAGCGCCCGGTGCGCATGGCAAGGGTGTGCAAGCCCTTGTAGTGGGGTTGGAACTGCGCTTCCTTCTCCCAATGTTCCGGGGTGTCTTTGGTGGCTGCCACCTTCTTGTTGTACGGAACCAACCACGCCTGTTTGAGGGCGGGGTCGCAGGACAAACCGAGGGAGGCGGCGCGCAGGGCGGCGCGCATGATGCTGGGAGGCGTGCACTTCGTCAATTCGGGGGACGCGCTGACTGCGATCAGGACGCTCTGGACGTAGGGGGCGGCGTTCCCGCCGAGCAAGTCCTCGAAGCGTGCCAGGTTGGTCGGTTGGCGCATGAAGTCTGAAACGGTGATGGCGGTGGTGGGGTTGGGTTGGGTCATTTGATCTCTCCTTGTTTGACGTATTCGATGGCTTCGTGGAGCAAGCCGATCATGGGGATGGGGTCGCCGTATTCGGAAAAAGCGTAATACGGGGATACGATCTCTACCACCCTGAGACCGTCACATCGGACTCCTCGCACCTTGTACAGAGGGCAGAGTTTGCATTTGTCCTTGACGGCTATGCACACAGCGCAGGAGTCCATGTCGATTGTCATAACCCTCATATTGTCTCCATGGATGGCGGCGCCGTCTTGCTTCAAGCCGTGCGTTTTCAGGATCGATGGTTGTAGTCCGCGCCACTTGCGCAGGGCGTGTTTGAGCGCGCCAAGCATGGTGGTCGGTGCGGTTGCGGGAACGGGGTAATACTTCTTTTGCCAGGTCTTGAAACTCATATCAATTCTCCTTGGTTAGAATGGGATCTCGGGGATGGTCGCCCAGTGGGTGTCGAACCACTCATTGATGCGGTCGTTCTCTGCCTGGGCAGCCTGGTCGGGGGTGTCGTAGTCCGGGGGTGTGGCGTGCAGGGTACCGGGGAACAGCACCTTATGCGGGAGGCGTGCTGGGGTCGGGTCACACTTGCACGCCTCGTACCGCGCTCCGCACTCATAGCAGATTCCGATGTTGGCGTATATCTGCTCGATCACGCCCGGGGGGAGTTTAATGGCGGGTCGCCTACTTTTTGACATGCGTATCCTCCTGGCGCTTGTAGGGCAGGAACTTCCCATCGGTCAAGACGATGGACTTGTCCATGGACCCGAAGGATCGGAAGTCCTGGCGCGTCTGCTTGTCTGCCGCCTTGTCGCTCATGGAACTGTACGCTTTGTATACCAGGTAGCGTTCGTTCATCTCGGCTACGATCTCTCCGATGGCGGGACCCGGTTGTTTTGCAACCCAGGCTTTTACTTCGTCGGTCAGGGGGTCGGACTTAATTCTGGTTGTCATAGGCTTTACTCCTTGGTGTGGATTATAGCACATACGGGCGGAAACACAAGGATGGGAAGGGTGACGAATGACACTATTTTAGTATGACATTCGGGGGAGGGGGGTCGCGCGCCGATACGCCTCGGGGGGTCGGGGGGGGGGCGCGCCCAC